CCTTTACCCAGGTTACTAGGTACGCTATTTTCGAGTCAGAGTCTAGCACCTCCCGCACCCCAATCCATTTTTAGAAGCATTGCACGTATAAGTACTGGTCTTATATCGAGACGGAATGGCAAGTTTAGTGTCTAGTAGCTGTCAGCAAGACAGGTTATATATATTCCTCCCGGTCCTACTTATTTTCCCGGGGCATAGTCTCTATATCCCTTTCCTGTTGGATACTTGGCCTTATACGTGCCTAGATGTTCTTAAACGAACTCAATGGCGCGGGTTAGGGAAGCATCTATTTTTAGGCGAAATGCCATCTATTTTTAGTCCAATTGCGGATTCATTTTTAGAAGGAGTGGTCTTATTTTTAGTCCAATTGCTGATCTATATTTAGTCTCTATATATAGTGGTTTTGCTTTTAGATGCATTCTTGTATATATAGAGCGTAACCTGGTATCCTATTTTTAGTGCGTATAGTGCTGATTGCTATTAGATTGCTAGCTATTGAGCGTCCTGGTTTTAGAGCAATAGCCGGGATATCCACTCCTCCCCATCCTATATTTAGACGAAATCAGGCTATTTTTAGAAAAAATACCCTTGTTATTTTTAGTCCTATTTTTAGTCTCACCCTATTTTTAGACCTATAGAACGGTTTTAGTTCAGATCACTAGCTATAGCGAGTAAACTTTTTTTGCTTTTAGGTTGGATTCCGCATGTATATTTCATATAATATAAGTGTAAATAAGAAGATATGAAAAAAGTATTTGATACCACGCTAATCATATTAGCAGTAGCAGGTTGGTTGGGCGCAGTAGCAGTAGCTGTCATAATGAGTTTATGAATGCCTTGATCATTATATTTTTAGTAGTTGGCGTATTTGCCGTTGTATTTGACTTTCAGGATTAGAGGGATTGCAGCCTAAGTGCTCAACCTCGTAACATGGTGGGACCAACTCATTGCGATCCCACCCACATATTAAAGCGTCTGGTTCACTCTCTTATTTTCCAGGCGTCGCATAGGCACTCGGGTTTCTCTCTTATTCCCGGGTGCTTTTTTTATTCACAATTTGCTGTGAATAACTTGTGAATAACTTCTCCAAACATTTCTCCAAATAAATTAGGATAATTGAAATAAAATGCTTATCTTTATGTATATTAAAATTATAAGAGATATATGAAAAAAGTAGATTTAAGGAACAAGCAGCGAGTGTGGGTTAATAACGGCACTGACAGAGTAATGTTAGGACGAGTAAAAATGCTCCCTAACGGGTATACAACTTTAACGGATCCGAAAGGGTTTGTATTTTCAGTAGCACTTTTAGAATCTAAATATGCAGATTTGAATTTTGAAATTTACGAGCCTATATAAATTGTGAATAACTTTTATTAAAAAAGTTTCAAAAAGATTAGGTTTCGAACAAAAAAATGCTTATCTTTATATAAGCAAAAATAATAAGAGATATGCAAAAAATTAAAGTTCCAGCAAGAGTTAAAAGAAATAAGCTTGACAGCTTAACAAATTGGTTTACCCAATCCAATGCCGAGACGGCAGCCGCATTATTTGGCACTAATACCGCAAAGATTATTGTTGCATTGGATGGCAACGGGTATATGACGTCATTTGGTAGTTGTAAATCCGACGGGTTTAATGACGGGCATTTAAAGTTTGTCAAATTGAGAAAGATTACAGACGGGTTTTGGTCATTTATATAATTAATCTAAATTGTGAATAACTTTTAGAAAAAAGTTGCCAAAAGATTAGGTTAATTGAAATAAAATGCTTATCTTTAAGTATAATTAAAAAGAGAGAATATGATACAAGAACAAATTAAAGCTATTGAAGCAAGATTGGAATTCCTTAAGACGGATACCACAAAATGGGTTAGTGCCTTTGCTCAGCCCAACGGATGCACTCCGTATGATCACGGCAAATACTTTCGAAAGTTAGAACGTAATAGACTTAAAGCAAAGTTGAAAAGTTTGCAAAAAAAGTTAGCAAAAAATTAGGATCCGAACAAAAAAATGCTTATCTTTATATAAGATAAAAAAATAAGAGAATATGTCAAAAAATCATCAAACAGAAAAGAAACGTTGCAATTGTTATAATTGTGGCAAAGCAAGTTTAAGAACTTATAATTTTACATTGCAAAAATGGGCACGAGCTTTTAGATGCAAATGTGGCAGTGAGAGTTTTAGATGGTCCAATTATTAACTATTAAAATCAGAATAAGATGACACCAAAAGAGAAAGCAGCAGAGATGATTGAATCCTTTATGAATATAAAACAACAAGAGCTAGGAGATCATTCTATAATTCATTACCGTACGGCTAAGCAATGTGCATTGATAACAGTTAATGAGTTATTAAAGCAAGTTGATGAATTATCCAATGATTATTGGCAAGAAGTGAAACAAGAAATATTTAATCATTAAAAACAAACGAAATGAGTTTAACAGCAAGATTATTAGCAGGAAGTTGGGAAGCAGTAAACCTAGCCGCCGGCAATGTGAAACCCGGAGATGAAGTTGTCAACCGCAATGATATGTTTGGCACCTTGCTTAAGATTACCAAGAAAGGTAACTATGTAGTTAGATATGATATTGATTATGCAGATGATAAGCCAACTAAATATACAGCCCAAGAGTTTGAAAGATTCTTCCTGGTAAATAAAAGATAAACATTTTCCAAAAAAAGTTGCTAAAAGATTAGGATCCGAACATTATTTTTCTTATCTTTATATTAATTAAAAAAATAAGAGTTATGAAAGTATTCAAATTTGAAGAGCGCATTAAAACGGTAATTACACAGTATTATGAAGTAGTAGCCGAGACAGAAGAAGAAGCATTAGCCATGGTTAAGGATGGCAAAGGGTTCCAGGAAGCTTTTACCGAAAGCAATGCTCCGGGAGAATTTGAGTTATATGACTCCGATGAGTTGTATGAATTGTGAATAACTTTAGGAAAAAAGTTGCTGAAAAATTAGGATAATTGAAATAAAATGCTTATCTTTAAGTATATAAATTTAAAAAAAAAGAAAAAATGGAAAAAGAATTTGTACCTTATGAGTTAGCTTTAAAGATGAAGCAACTTGGATTTGATGAACCTTGTTTGGCTTTTTATGGTGATGAAAATGACTTTTCAATGGATAGTAGTAGAAAGAATAATCCATTTAGAAAAACTGAATGTGTTGCACCATTATTCCAACAAGCATTTAGATGGTTTAGAGAAAATCATAATTTAAGAGGATTCATTGGATTCAGACCCAACATAAAACAATTTGATTGTCACATTTACGATATGTCTTTGTCAGGTAAAGAATATGTTAAACAAAGAACAATGGAAGAGTTTAACAAAGACCCTAAAGTTGGAACTTACGAAGAAGCTGAACTTGCTTGTCTTGAAAAACTAATTGAAATTGTAAAAAAGAAATAAAATTATGAAAAATATACACATTATACCAACAGAAAAACCAAGTATGTTATATAAAGATGGTGAAAAACTTAAATTAGATATTGAATCTTATGGAGTTAATAACCAAAACATCTACATCACTTCTGATGAAGAAATTAAAGAAGGAGTTGACCAATGGTATTTAGATAAATTTTTAAATAAACCTTATAACTCAGGCGGATCTCAATATTCTTCTAAACAAGATGTAATAATCCTAACAACAGACCAAGACTTAATCAAAGATGGTGTACAAGCTATTGATGATGAGTTCTTAGAGTGGTTTGTTAAGAATCCAAGTTGTGAGGAAGTTGAGACTACAAGAGATTTTGCAGATGAAGGTATTAAGGGTATTACTTATTATGGTAAATATTTTATCATCATTCCAAAAGAAGCACCTAAACAAGAAACATTAAATAAAATAAATAATATGAACGAAGAAATTAAAAAACAGATAAATCTGTTAGAAGAAGAACAAACCAGAGTAAAACAATTTATAAATGAAAATAATTTTAATTGTACCACGGCACCATATGTGATCGCTAAACAATACAGAGATGAAATTAAAAAACATATTGGAATTTTAAAAATGAATTTAGAAAATTAGTAATAAAAAGTAAAATAAATTAATATGAAAACAGCAGTAGAATGGTTAGTTGATGAAATGAATAGTATTAAAGGTTCATCAACAAATATGAATGGAAAAATTCAATTTTTAGAAAAAGAATTAAACAAATTATACGAACAAGCCAACAAAATGTTTGAAGAACAAATAAAAGATGCTTATAATGATGGCGTAAATGATGAATGTATAGGGGGAAGTAAAACTCCTGAACAATACTACAACGAAACCTTTAAATCAGAATAATATGGTAAATGCAAGATTGAACATTATCTGTGGTAATTGTGGCTCTAAAGAAATGTTTACATATAACCTAGTTGAAGAGATGGATGATGATACTGAAGAATTAATAAGTGTTGTTTACGTTGGTTGTGATAATTGTCACACTATTTATTGTTTAAATGACTATGCTAAACAATTTGCTAATAATAAATCAAAATAGATTGTTTAAGTTTGTATAAGAAATTAAATTAATAAAAAAATAAAAAGTAGAATATGAATATAGAATTAAAGAAAGTTAAAAAAATAAATAAAACCGACGTTTTATACGATATCAAGTTAAAACAATTTGTGGTATATCCAAAAGTAGATAATAATATAATTGATTTTAATTACATTCAAGAAAATTGTTTAAGATTAAAAATGAATTTAGAAAATTAAATAAAATAGTCAGGTGGTTTGTAAAGAATCCAAGTTGTGAGGAAGTTGAGGTTGCAAAAGAAGGTTTTAAAAAGAATGATATGATTGATGAAGCTACTTCTTACAGATACAAAATAATCATTCCACAAGAAATTATTAACCTTTAAATCAGAATAAATGAGAATAAAATCAGAAAATGAAGAGCAACCATTAGTAGTAATTGAATTTATTAACCTTTAAATCAGAATAAAAAAGTTTAAAAAAAGTTTCAAAAAGATTAGGTTATTTGAAATAAAATGCTTATCTTTAAGTATTAATTTAAAAAGAGAGAATATGAGTTTACAAAAGTTTTTTACGGAAGGAGCATTGGAATATGGAATTCCAGGCATCAATATTGAAATTGTTAAGAATCCTGGATCCAAACGGGAAAAGCAGGAAACATTCAAAATTACCGACACCATTACCGGCCGGGAGTATTTTATCCGCAGTGGTGAAAATGGAATAGGTTGGGTCACTGTTAAATGTGGCAAGTCACGTAACGTAACCCAATATGGAGTATTGTCATTAGGCGGTGGAATTGGCCGATTGGATTTGCAGGATTCTGTATTTGTAGTGGAAAGGCATATTGCTAAGCAAAGAAAAAAGTTTGCAAAAAGTTAAAAAAAGTTTCAAAAAGATTAGGTTCCTATCATAAAAATGCTTATCTTTATATATAGGAAATAAGGGTTATAAGTTTAATTAAAAAAAGAGAGAAAATGGCAATTGGAAAAAAGAATTCAGGAAAGTTTCAGCAAGATGCGGTAATTGGTAGATTTGCAATTGATGCGCGCAAGCCGCAACAAGTCAACGCAGTAGTTAAAGCCGCAATGGCACAAGCAGAAAGAAATGCAATATATAGAGCCGAGCAAGAAGCTAAGGCAAAATTGAATCCCCGCTTTGTAAGATAAGCGGGCTAAAAAAGTTGGAAAAAAGTTACCAAAAGATTAGGATCCGAAAGATAAAATGCTTATCTTTATGTATAGGAATTAAGAGTTATAAATTTAAAAAAGAGAGAATGAAAAAAAGAATTCATGTTGGAAATGGTGCAATTGTTACAGATGTTACAAGTACTAGGATCTATGTTAAGGAGATTAAGAAAGCGTCTAACATAGCCGCTACGGATCAGAAGGCATTAGCTGAGGCTATGGTAAAAGGCGATATACAAGCCCGCAACAAGTTAATAGAAACCAATTTACGCTTCGCTATCCAAGTTGCTCGTCAATATCAAGGAATGGGCTTAGAGCTAGAAGATCTTATTGGATTTGCCAATGTAGGATTGTTTGAAGCAGCTGAAAGGTTCGATGTCACTAAAGGTGTCAAATTCATTACCTTTGCAGTATGGTATATCAGAGCCGAGATACAAAAGGCATTAAATGATTTATCCCGTGTCGTTAGGATCCCATCCCACAAGACATCAACCGAACCACAGTATATTAAAAGTATACATACTCCGGTAGGCGATGATGACAACAAAGAAACATATGCGGATCGATTCTTAGAGTCTGAAGCAACCAAGTCAGGTAGAGATAAATCGGATTTGTTGTTTGACTTGCAGAGAGCATTGAACCAATTACCTGAGAAGCAACGCTTAGCAATAACAATGAATTATGGCATTGGATATGAGTATGCTAAGCCAATGGAGCAGATAGCTGAGGAGTTAGGTGTTACCGGAGAGCGAGCACGTCAATTGGTTAGATTGGCAGAGAAAGGCTTACAGGCAATGCCAGGCATCAAATTATTGGAGCAATACTTGTAGTAAAAAAGTTGGAAAAAAGTTTGCAAAAGATTAGGTTCGCATTCTTTTTTTCATTATCTTTAAGTATAATAAAAAATAAGAGATATGAAAATGATGTTAAGCGAGTTTATTGAAAAATTGAAAATTGTAAGTAGAGAAGCCAAGTCTCCGAAAACCGAGCAATTGATTGAAGCATTGGCAGAAAACCTCGATGCGAAGGGTGATATCCAAATTGATGTAGATCGTATGTGTAGACATTTCGGAATACAAATTAATTAAAAAAAGTTTGCAAAAGATTAGGTTCGCATTCTTTTTTTCCTTATCTTTATGTATAGCAATTAGGGAAAGGCCCTAAGAGTTTAAATTAAAAAAATAAGAGATATGAAAGAACACAGAATTTTAATTGGCGTACCATTGATATTAATGGCAGCCGGAGCAGCAAAGATCCTGGTAGATGACATTGCATTAAGAATGATTATAGCAATATCATTATCGATAATCGCAGCAGTAATAATTCGAAAAGCATTTAATTAAAAAATAAGAGCAATGTTATCAGAATTTGAAAGCAACCTAGTTTACCTGAGTTTAGTACTCAATGTGTTTTTGATCCTTAAGTGTTTAACCCGTAAAAAATAAGAGAGATGATGTCAGAAAAAGAATTCGAAGCAATGGTAACCCAAGTAACCTTAGCAGTGCACGCAGTAATATACTCCGGCCAATATAGCTAAAAAAAGTTTGAAAAAAGTTTCAAAAAGATTAGGATAATTGAAATAAATTCATTATCTTTAAGTATAATAAAAAATAAGAGAGAATATGAAAAAGTGCACTAAAAGGGAATTTGAAGGGATCGTTGATTGTATTGGAGAATTGAATAATTCATTCTCTGGACCAACCGGAGAGAAGTTAGGCCAATGTGTAATCATTGCAGGACAAGAAATGGATTGTCTAAACAGAATGGCAAAAATACTTGAATTTAAATTCCATATAGTAGAGGAGTTTATTGATGGTAATGGCGAAGAATGCATTATTGTAGAGTTAGGCGCAGCAACTATCGAAACAGCTCCAGATCTAAGCAGATGAAATAGTTAAAAAAAAGTAAAAAAAGTTACCAAAAGATTAGGATAATTGAAATAAAAACCTTATCTTTATATATAGGAAATAAGGGAATAGTCCCAAAATTTAAAAACCAAAAAGAGAGAGTATGAAAAAAGCAGATTTAATTGCGCAGTTAGAGGGAGCAAAGGCGCTAACCTCAGTAGTATCAATCGACAATGTAATTGCATTAATCCAAGGCCTGGATCCAGAAGTGCGCATCGAAAAAGTGTTGGGCATGTCAGCAGAGTTAGCAGAAGACATTGCAATGAGAATTGAAAGGTGCGTGGACCGCAATTGTGATGACTTAGTCAAATTGGATTCAGCAGAGTTTGAGCTTAGCTATAACAACCAAATTGAATTAACCCGGGTTGACTTTGACACCAATGAATTGATGGAGCACATCACCGCGACATTAGAAGAGTTTGTAATTGAAGAGGATGAACCTGAGACAGACGGATTCATTGAGGCTCAAGCAGAAGCAGAGCAATTACAAAGAGACATATTAGCAGGCAACGAAGCCGCACAAGAAGAGTAAACATATCTCTCAATATAGTCCCAGGGTCAGCAGCAATGTTGGCCCATGCGGACGTAAAAAGAGATATGAAGAGAATCAAAGAAATGATTGAAACAGCGCCAACCAAGTCCACAGCATTACAAATGTTAGAGACTCATAGGATCTTTGGCGATATTACAGCAGCCCAATATAAAAAAAGTAGAGAATTGATCCGGAAACATTTCTGAAAAAAAGTTTGCAAAAGATTAGGTTAATTGAAATAAATTCATTATCTTTAAGTATAATAAAAAATAAGAGATATGACCAGAACCCAAAAAGAAATCCAAGACGCCAATGCATTACTAGTTGCAATGCATGTATTCGTAGTAAACAATAATATGCAATACCTATTTGGTGACGCATTGAATACAATTCAGGCCGCAATTGAAGAGATTCATGTTGATACCTTATCGGATTCGAATATAAAAAAAGTTTAAAAAAAAGCAAAAAAAGTTACCAAAAGATTAGGATCCTAACATAAAAAACCTTATCTTTATATATAGGAATTAAGAGTTATAAATTTAAAAACAAAAAAAAAGAGAGAGTATGACAAATGTATTTAAACCGGTTAGAATCAAAGGAAAGTTATTTGGAAAGAACATTGCAAACGGAGAGATTGCAGGAAAAGATGTTATCAGACACATCCAGCTATTAAATGCTGAGAAGAACAATGAAGTATTGTTTGTAGGGTTTAACGGCCGAGTAACTAGAATGCCAGCAGCACAAAGTGGAGTAGCACTGCAGCCACAGAAAATGTCCTTTATGCAAGTTAAGCAGCAGCAGGATCCACAGACAATGTTTGACAATATTGAGCGCTTGACAAAGATGGTAGGCAAAGGCATTCAACCCTCACTAGTAATTACCGGAGGTGCCGGAATGGGTAAGACTCACCTAGTAAAAGGTACCTTAGAAGGTATGGGCTTAAGAGAGTCATATGACTTTGTTCACTTCAAAGGTAGAGCAACGGCAGCCGGCTTGTTTATTACCTTATATGAGAACAGTGACAAGATTATTGTGTTGGATGACTGTGACTCTGTATTTAGAGATGATGATGCAGTTAATATTCTTAAGGGAGCATTAGACAGCTATGACACCCGCAAGATATCTTATATAACAAGCAAAGCGCTTAAAGATGAGTTTGGCAGTGAAGTACCTCGTCATTTTGAATTCACAGGCAGAATTATATTCATAAGCAATATTAGTCAAAGCCGCTTAGATGAAGCAATCCGAAGCAGAAGCTTTGTAGCAGATGTTGATTTGACAACGGATCAAATGTTTACCCGAATGGAGCAATTGATTGACAAAATGGAGTCTCGCATCCCGACTGCTGCTAAGCAACAAGCATTAGCATTAATGAAGGAATTGAATGAGGAATTTGACGGATTGGAGATTAACCTCAGAAGCTTTATCAAAGCAGCCAGAATATGTGCAATGGGCTTTGACAATCCAAAGATGATGATAGCAGAGCAAATTATAGCAATGTAGTCTCATCTCCTTATATAAGGTATCCGGCGTAGCAATGCGTCGGATTTCTGCTGTAAAAAAACATTGTATGGAAACAACACTCACAGCAGAACAACAATTAATTGAAGCATCGATTCGGTTTGTAAAAGAGCTTATGAAAGAAGGATGCAGCGGCTTCGTAGCAGAAACTATACTTGATGAGATGATTCATGACGTAGTATTCTCGGTAATGTATAAAGATGGCTCAGCCACAAGGCGCATAAATAAGTTGAAAAAAAGTTGCTAAAAGATTAGGATCCTATTGATTAATTCCTTATCTTTAAGTATAATAATTAATAAGAGATATATGAAGACTATGAGAAAAGAGAGAGACCCTAGAGTAAGTGTTAAGAAGACACCACTAACAAAAGCTAGCCTGGTTAGCAAGATCCAATTAACAGAAGCCGCAATGTTCTTAGAGTTAAAGAAGGCCGAAAGAGATCATGGCAGAGACTCTAAATGGACTAGCATGCTACGCAGTCAATGGAACACAGTAAACCAATTGATGGGGAACCTAGGTATCCAGACAGACTTCCAAGCACCAGACAATGTAGCAGCCACAGATATAATAGTAGAACGCATAAGACAACAAGAAGCCTCATAAGCATATTGTATATATAAGAGTAAAGGGGGGTAGGTAGCCCCCCTATTTTACTGCCCCATAGCCCCCCTTAAAAACATGGGGATGCCCCCCCGGAAACAGGGGGGTGGGGGAGGGTTTAGTTAAGGGGGTAGAATACCCCATCTAGGAGTGGATGGTGATATGGATTTTTCCCGAGCGCCTAATTTTTTTGCTATATAGGTGCTCTTTATTGGAAATGACGGTGTCATACAATCCTCCCATGTAGGATATAGGCCTCCCTAGCATCTTATACGTGTATTACGGGCAAGTACTAGTGCCAAGGTATATTTATTCATATAAAGGAACAACATGGAACAATTTTCTTTAAGAAAATGGCGTCGATTCTTAACGGAAGATGCAACACAATCAATCGATTTCACCGAAGGTAAAACGTATGAAGTATATGATCATCAATGGGGTGATTGGGTACCTGCACTGTTTGTTGGATACAATTCAGCGGATGAGGACTATGTATTTAAGCTTAAGGGCGGTCAAAATGAGGGTGATGTAATTACTATACCATATGAGCATGGTGATTCGGACATTCGTCGGGGATAACATGATACGGCTAAAACATTTGCTAGAATTGGTTACCAAGCATCGCATTCACTGTGATAAGTGCTCATGGCCATGGAAGATTGCAGATGGTGGTAAAGATGTATACATGTGTCATCGCTGCGGCCATGACAATACTCCCGCCAAGGAACCGCTAGCCGAAATTACTTTGGGGAGCATTGCCCCATATGCGACCCAGTTTGTGTGGCGCAGCAAACACGATGGCTATAATACCCAGGTGCAATGCGATAGCGTACTAGTAGAGTTTGCAATGGAATCCAATTGGTCACGTGATGGAGAGGAATATTCCTTTGTCATAGCATTGCCAGGATTTGGTGGACATGGGTTTACGGTTTCACACGCAAAAAGTGATGTCACTGGCCAATTGTCTTATTTGCGGGTGCTGCAAACAGCAGGGGAAGCAATTTTAGACTTTTGCAGCCAATATGCACCTGAAGCTGTGGATGTAACCGGGTTTGACACCGAAGCAGGTAAGGATCTTCAAAAGACTCGCATATACCGCGGTCTGCTTCACGCCAATGCCGACAAATTAGCAGCCGCTGGATATCGCATCCTCGATCGTAACGGAAAACTATACATAGTGTCACGCAATCGATATGATGCAACGGGAATAGAATAATGATTAAATTACACAACATATTAACGGAAATTACCTTTGGCTCCGTTCAACCTTATGCCACCCAATTTGCGTGGCAAACAATGGGATCAACCGATCGATGGAAATGCAACGTTACAGCCGATTCCACAAACATTGAATTCGTAATGGTACATGGCGAAAACAATGAATGGTATTTTGCATTTACAATGCCTACCCGTAATCCAAATGCACTGACTGCTGGTCGCACTACATCGCATACAAAAAGTGGTGCTGTCGGACAACTCAACTATTTGCGTCTCATACGTACTGCCGGAGAAGCAATACTAGATTTTTGTGCAAATCATGCACCTGAGTCTGTTAACATAAGTGGAGCTGATTCGGATTCCGACAAAGAATATCAAAAGACTCGTTTATATGCTGCATTTGTTAAGGACAATTGGGCACGAATTGCTTCCGCAGGATACATGACAATGCAGCGTAGAAATGAATTGTGGTTGGTTCGTCGTAGCAACGCAGATTCAACAGGTGTGAGCCCTTCATAAATGTGCAGCGTTGAAAATGGCCTGTGCGGACCTGTAAGGACGCACTAACGTTCTAGTAATTACAAACGTACTATATTTATTCTAAAGAAATAATATGAGCTATACTAGAGAACAAATCAAAGCGGCAGTTGAATCAAAAAACTATAAATGGTTTAATGATGATGCTAACAAAGGCTTTGATGTTAATATTGTAGGCGTAAGAAATTGTGCTCCTGCAGTCTATAAAAAAGTAACCAATGTTTTTGATGATGCACTTACTTTGTCTTTTAAAGATGAAAAGGGTGCTTTACAATATTATTGCTGGATGGCAACATCGGATCCAGGCAAGAAAGGTGTTCAACAATATCATAATGCTAAAGGTGTTGCACGTTTAGTTCCAGGACAATATAGAGGTGTTTGGGCTATTGATAAACATCAAGGTAAATATGATGCACTTTGTCAACGATTGGGTAATGTTACCGTTTGGAGAGATGGTAATAAAGATTTGATGTTTGATGAAGTACTTAAAGATACTGGAATGTTTGGTATCAATATCCACAAATCTGGTACAGATTCTACTTGGGTTGAAAATTGGAGTGAAGGCTGTCAAGTATTTAAACGTGTAAAGGATTTTGATGTATTTATGTCGATATGTAGAAAAGCGGCTAAAATACATGGAAATAAATTTTCATATACATTATTAGAATCAACCGATATAAAATAAAAAACAACAAAGGAAAAATAAAATGTCAATTAAATTAAAAGCACTTTTAGAAGGTTATGCGTGGGATCGTAAGGCAGATGGATCTTTGCCTACCCTTAAGGATGCTATAGCAGTACACGAAGCCAATTCAGGCGCTAAGCCGGATTTTTTAGACTTAGATGGCGATGGTAACGAAAAAGAATCAATGAAATCGGCTGCTGCGGATAATGATTCTACAAAATATGGTAATTATATTAATAAAGCTCGAGCAAAGTCACATCTAACAAAAAAAGATGGAACAGTATATGGACATGCCGCGGCAGGAGCAACTAAATTAAATAGTCCTAGTGATGCTGATAATACTAAATATACAAAATTCACAATCAAATCAGAATCTGTAAATGAATATGGAGAACGAGAATTTGATCGTAGTTCACAAATGTATGGCGGTGGTAAATCTTCTAGAGAATCCAATGGAGATGTTTCTGAGATAGTTGAGAAACTTGAAGATCATGTTGACCGCTTAATGCAAGATCTTTCTACTAATCCCGATGTACCAACTTCAGAAAAAAGTGTAATACTAAAACAATTGGTTAAAATCGCAGATTTAATTGACGAATTGCAAGATAACATTTAAAATGCCTGCTACCTTAGGCAATACGTTTTGAGGTAAACGTATAGAGTGCAGCAGCAATGTTGCACTTTTTTACTGTTTTGTGAAACTTTTTTGCCAAAATGCTAGGATCATATTGATTTATTCCTTATATTTATAGTATAATTAAAAATAAGAGATAATGACGGATTTAGAAGTAAGACAAGCACAACAACGTGCTTTGGAATATGGATGGCCGGGACGAAGTTCTGATTCTCCCCATGCAAAAACAGGTAAATTTACAGGATATTGGCCATCGGGTCGTTTAGCTTGGCAAGGCAAGTTTATTTCTGGCGAACAATATGGCATTTGGGCATATACCAGCAAAGACGGAAAGTCACAACAAGATCACGTATATTGTAACCTTTAATTTTTTAGCTATGAATGTATATTTTTTTAAGAATTATCCTCAATTATTTTTCGATACAGACAAAAATGATATAATTGCCCCAGCTGAAAGGTGGAGTAGCAAGCAAGTTTCAATAGGTAAATTTTTATTTTTACGATATTTGAAAAATAAATACTCAAATAAGGCTAGATTCGAGTCACATTTCATTGATGAAGTAAAAAGGACATTTGATGATGAAACTCTTGCTTCAGTTTGTAGCTTATTAGACTTTTTTCTAGAAAATTACGATATGGTTGAGCCTTATACATATCGAGAAGCATTTGAATGTCCTTGGGGGTTTTGGAAATCTGTTATATTTAGTAGTATCCGAGTATCTGATATGATTAAGGAGTTAGGTCATACCCGTATTGCTACAGCAGGAAGGCCAGTTAGACACAAACAATTTTCTAAATCCGGCAAATTTTTAGGATATCACGAATATGATGTAATTTTTGAAACTCATCAAGTAGATGGACGCAAATTAAATTTACAAAACAACATATTTGCAGTGCGTTGTTGGTGCACTACTACAAATAATGAACATTGGCTTTGGATAGACCGCCAATATAGTGACGATCCGTTAGAAGCAATTGCCCGAACATTTTTCGTGCATGAGAATTTAGTTCCATTTATCAAAGAATTGAAGCGTCAAGGCGATATTTTGTTAGTTGAATTAACACAAGACGTTGATCCTAGGGGTCAGATGGTGTCTTTAAGCAAAGACCAATATTTTGAATTATTAACTGCACAAAGTTAATAGTTTGGTTGGAATTCCAAAATAGTTTTTTTATTATTAATATGTAACCTTTAATTTATAGTATATGCAAAAAGTAGTTTTAGAACCGAGTACAAACACTCACCAATTAGAATCTGAGAAAATAGAAGTGACTAATTTAGGCAACGGTATCTTGAAGTTAAAAACAAGTCCAAATGGCGGAGTTGTAACACATGGCGAACATGGAACAATTGTAACTCAAAGCGAAAACATTATTAAATATGTTCAGCAAGAAGTTAATCCAATGACACAAAGAATGGAAAATGCATTTGATTAAGTATTAAATAGTTTTTAAGCCCCTTTAATTAGGGGCTTTTTTACTGTTCATATATTTATATAAAAAAGAAAGATAACAATGAGTATAACGATTAAAACGCCTAAAACATTAGCAGATTCATCAGTTAAGAGGTTAACTAGTAGATTAGGTGATGAATATACAGCACATTATTTTTATCGCAATGCAACCAATTGGTGTCAAGGTATTGGGTATTTAAAGGCTGCTAAGTTTTTTGAACAAGAAGCTGCGAATGAATTAGAACATGCTGAAGGTCTACAAAAGTATTTGGTAGATTGGAACGTAATGCCTTTATTACCATCTATTAAACCAAATGTATCATTTGTAGATTTAGTTGATGTTATCAATAAAGCATATGTATTAGAATATTCATTATTTGAATCATACACAGCAGATTCAAAAGAATTATTTACTTCTGATCTCAATACATTTGATTTCTTAACAAAGTATCGTATCGGACAAACGGAATCTGTAATTGAATATTCTGATTTATTAAATGCGGCTATGTTAATAGATCCGAATAACAAATTTGAATTATTATATTTTGAACAAACTTATTTTTAAGGAGTATCATGTCGGCAGCAAAAATAAAACAAGCTACTAATAGAACACATATTGCAAAGCCTAAAGTTAAAAGACCAGGGGTGCACGCTAAATGCAAATCTAGTAAAAACAAAACTAGTAAGAATTACGTTAAATCATATGTGAGTCAAGGAAGATGATACAACTACAAAATTTATTGTTTGAACAAGATACTAATTTCGATAAAGAAAGAACTAGCGATTCAACATCTAAGCCAAAAGATAAACTCAATGTTTTATTTATAGGCGATGGCGATACTCATTCTCGTTTTAGTTATGCATATGATATTTTAAATTCAGGTGTAGTTACTGGGAATGTTGTTTCTACAGCAGAAGGGGATATTACTAAATTATTATCATTATTACAAACAAATCTTGCTAATAACTATAATGTAGTTTCATTGATGTTTAGCAATACCGTGCCTAATGATAAAGTATCTGCAATTGAAGTTTTAAAAGTCATGTTTAATGCAATTGAAGATAATGGCGGCAATTTTATTACAATTTCTCCACCAACCAAAGAATTTGCACCATATGGTCATGTAAAATATGCAAATACACCCGAAATTGCAGATTGGGTAAATACTCAACAAATTTCTGATTTTAATATTGATGCCTATACATTAACTGACAATAAAACATTTTTTCAAAAAAATAAAATCTTGTTAAATGAAGAAGGACAACAAATAATTGCAAAACAATGGCTAAAATATTTATCAGAAATAGATCCTAAAATAGATCCTAAAATTTTAGATAAAACTGATGATGAGAAAAAACAAAAAGGTGCAGCATCTGATCTTAAATCATTTAAACAAGGAGATAAGTCACCTAATCTGCAAGTTGTACAACGTCGTTTAGCAAGTTTAGAATATACAATTGATGCTACTGAAATTAAATCAGGAACATTCGGAGACTCGACACTTCAAGCTGTAAAAACATTTCAAACAATTAATGAAATGCCTGTTACTGGATATATAGATGAAAATACAGCACGTGCTATATTGAAACCAGGTGCGAGAGCATTTTCAAAATGGGCTGGTATGTTCGGTTCATTAATGCCAGATTTTATGAAGAATATATTCGATAAAAATGATGAAACAAAATCATCATTAGATTTCGGAAATATTATATCTAGTGCAGTAAATGCATTTGGCGATTATAAAGCAAGTTTTTCAGATGATATTGCTACACAGACAGCTGCAATACTTAGAAAAGAAGAAGGCATGATTCTTACTCCAATGTGGGATGTTAACAATTGGCGTATCGGCCATGGTAGTAGTACTATTACAAAACCCGACGGTTCTATTGTAACATTATCTAATAATAGAGCAGTAAAACCAAATATAACAATTACAGAAGAAGATGCTGAACGAGATTTGAAACGAAGATTAAATTCCGAATTTATTCCGTTAACTAAAAAATCATTAGGCTCGATTGCGTCGAAATATAATAATGCAACAATTGCTGCATTAACGTCCGTTGCATATAATTACGGTAGAATACCTAAAACAGTTATAGATGCTGCACAGACCGGAGATTCTAAGCAAGTTGCAAATGCCGTTGCTGCATTATCTGCAAATAAATCTAGAAGAGGACGCGAAGCTGGATGGATTTTAAGTAGCGTTGGAGCATCTACAGCAGCAACTAGCAATTTAACTTCAACTAATAAACCATTAGGTAAAAGCATTGCAATTGGTGATTCATTAACACCAAATGTTGCAAGATCTGCAGGAATAACAGCAGCTCCTGGTTTATGGAAAAGTGGAATTACTGTAGAAGGATTATTAAATAATCATGTAAAACCTTATACCGCAAAAGATCCAGAAGTTAAAAATATAGTTATTTGTATTGGTACTAATGGTATATATAAAACATCATCAAATACTGTAACTGAATTAGTTAAACAACTTCGTGCTAAATTTCCAAATGCAAAGCTTTTTGTAGTTAAAGGCACATATGGGCCAAAAGCTACTTGGGCACGTGGCGGTGCGTTAGTAAAAGTAAGTCAACAAACAGTAGATACATATTATTCATATTTTGCAAAAAACGGTGTTACTATTATACCAACTGCAATCGGAAATCAAACAGACGCACATATTTATACTGATATTTATAACACTATCGGAAGCGAAATACGTTCACGTTTAAGTTGATACATATATTTATAATAAAAAAAGATTATTGATATGACACAATTTAAACGACTTTTAGAAAGCAGCGAAACTTTCCGAAAAATATTTAAAGAAGAATCTAATAGAATCAAGAAAATTCTTAAAGAATATAATGAAAACGAAATTTGGAAAAATCTTACATTAGATGTACGTAAAGCTGCATTGATGTCTGTTGATGGTGATATGGGCCCGGATTTTGCTGATGAGTATTCTGATACGGAATGGATGCAATTACCAGATGTAATTACTAATAGACTTGACTTGAAACGTTTTGACATACCTGATAATATCAATCCCGCGGCATTAGCAAACTTTATTCAACAAAATGCTAGCAAATTACCGGCTGAAGCTTGGTATCAAGCAAGTGTTGGACCAAAGTTAAAAACCAATCAAATAATTAAATTATTACAATCTGGTTTAACATCTACTAAGAATTTAACAAAAGATATAATTGCACATATTTTGTCAGTGACACATGTTATTGATATTAACCATGATGAATTAGTTGATTCAAATCCTACGACATCTTCAAATTTCAGCGGAGGAACATCTCCTAGCAAAAATCAAGATTGGCGAGGTGGTATGTGGACAGGTGACTAATGTCTAATGCAAGATTCATACCAATTAATACTACAGATAAAAACAAAGAAACTGTTTTAAAATTTATTAACGTTGATCATATACAACAAATATATCAAGTAGGATCAGATATTGTTTTAGAATTAACAGATTATACGAAATTAACTGTAATCAATCAAAATATACACGTATTTATGGACCGTTTTAAGTAAAGCGGATATTTATAATAAATAAAATAAAAGGTTAACATGACATCACAAGAACTTTTCGATCAAATGGAACAGCACTGGTTATCATTCAAAGAGAATCACGATCGCTTTCAAAACAAACAAGTTAAAGCAGCAGGCGTTAGAGCTCGCAAATCAATTAATGAATTAAAAAAATTATCTAGTAAATATCGTTCAACACAATTAGCAGAATCTAAAGCTGTATGAAAAAAGTAGTACAATATAAGTCGCGTTTACGAGAACAAGGAGCTCCTGCAGCCGGAAACCTAGAAACAGATAATGCTCCTAGTTCCGATCAAGGTTCATCGTTTACTCCAGCAGAACAAAAGTTCTTAGGCAAATTTGATGCCCGAGGTACCAATCATTTAGGAATCTTATATTCACCTTCTGAAATAGGTATACAAGAATTTTTAAGTAGAACTGGAAAAGATTTGAATTGTACTCCTGAAATATTAGCTAAATTACGCCAAGACGGTATTATCGATATCGTTCCTTATTCAGGTTTCGGTCGTAATACAGATTATACAATTGAATTGAAATTGTCATTAGATGACATTAAAGGTATGGGTGCTGAAGACGAAGCGGCGGCAGAAGCCGCTCCGGCAGCATCGGGTGCACCAACAGATAGTGGTACTGAATCAAGTACTCCACCACCTCCACCTCCCGGACCTCCAACAGAATGGATAATGGGTTACGGTGATTTATTAACAGAATCATCATTAATCACATATAAAGTTTTATCAGAAAAAACCGATAAATCTGAAATATATACTAAGCAGTCACGTATTCTTAAAGATTTGCCTAGAACATTTATTGTGCACTTAAACAATATTATTGATACATTTTCAAAAAAGAAACGTACGGTTTCTGAAAAGCAAAAATTGATTGCTGATATTTTAGATAACTTGATGATCAATTTTGATTTAGATGTTAAACAGATTACCAAGTCATATGATATGCATCGCAATCAGAAAAAATTAAAGAAAATCTTAAATGATAAATAATTGGAATTAATAGTTTTATTTCATATATTTTATATATAAATTATTAATTAAAATTTTTTTAAAATGGGTTATTACACAGCAAAAGTCCAATTGATCGAATCAATTGATACTCCAAAAGGAGTAAAAGAAAAAAGAATTACTGAAACGTATTTAGTTGAAGCGTTATCAGTTACAGAAGCAGAAGCAAAGGTTATTGAAGACTTTAAAGGAGTTATGTTTGACTTCGAAGTAAAATCAGTAACATCGAACCGAATCATTAAAATTATTGAATAATGTCATATAAAAGTGGCGAATCAGTTATTATTACCAAAGAAGGTACTAATTGTGTTGGTGTAATCTTAGATAGTTACATAATTAACAAAGTTCTAATGTATGATGTGTTATTAGAAACACGTAGTGCAATTATTATGGTTAACACGCAATCATCATGTAGAACATATATCAATAAGCATTTATCTAGTTTGTTATGTAAATCAGGTTTGATTCAAACAACGATACCATATAAAGAACTATTAGATAATGATAGACTACCAATTGTTAAAGCTGACTAATGAAGACAAAAGAAGCATTTGACAATATTTTACAAAATTTGACAACTCCGTCGAGTGAAAGTGAGCGTTGGGATGCATTACAACCAACAGATGCGGATTATATGATGTATAGTCCGCTACCAATTGGTTATAATACTACATCTGAACAACGCTTCCTTATGCAGAACTTGTTGATTGGATTTAGTGGTGGTAGTTTACTTGATATAGGCGCCGGACGATGTGATTTATACGATGTAGCGCGCGAAATGGCTGCGTTAAACAATGATATTGTATTGTATAATGCCATAGACCATAATCCTATAATGACGCAGTTAGGCGAACAAAAATGGGGCTTAACTGATGTTACCGTTGGAGCTTTTGAAACTGCTGATTTGAATCCACACGATTGGGTAGTAGCATCAGGCGTATTTACGCAAAGACGTTGCCAAACAGAAAATGAAGATTTAACTAAACTATTTGATGATATTGATATCTTATATAAAGTAGCTAATCAAGCAGTATCATTCAATTTACTCAATCCTATTAATACAACACATCATGATGGTTTCTTTTATGTACATCCTGGCTTAATGTTGGACATGTTAATAGAGAAATATCAATTTGTTACAATTCGAAATAATTATTCGAAAGATGTATATACAGTAAACATTTATAAATTTTAAAATTATGATAAAAAGCGTAAACCACCCATGGGGTATTTCAGACAAGAAAAGAAAACAATTAGGTGATACTTGGGCAGATATTGATTTTGTATTTCAAAACAAAATGTCAGCTGAAGTATTTAAAGAAGATCCAATGAATTGCACGATCGGTCATTTGCAAATAGCAGGACTTAGTATTAAGATGAAATATAAAGATTTAATCATGTATTCAAAGTCAGTACAAGAACATTTGAATAATACATATAATGCTGGTGCTGAATCTACATTTTCAATTGATATTAAAACATATTCAATGAATTTGCGTCCACACGAAATTAGCAAATTATCAGAAACTTTGCAAGATTCTTTGACATCATGCATGCGAGCTTATGAATTAGGACTATATTTATAAGTATAATGAATACGTATACATACGCATATAAAATAGATTCTAAACAAGAACCAATTGGTCGTGTAAAGGCAACGAGTTTGTACGAAGCACGAGAACAAATTGCTCAACTTAAACGGTTACCTGTAACTGAAATTGATGCATTATTTGTAATTAAAACAGAGAACGACCATGAAAACAAAATTCGAATCAATTAATGTCTCTAAAGATGAATATAACTACTTTAAAACATTATCTTCGCAAGAACAATTGGATTATGTGTTTAATTTATATACATCTGCAGCTGTTGGAATTGATCTAGCCGGGTTCTTTAATGCAATTCATAACTCATTACAAGATACCAACAATACAGCTGATACCAACAAGAATACAACGGATAATGTTGTTACTCCTAGTAATCACGATCGTGTTGATGTAATGATTGATGATGAGATCATTATGATAGAAGCTAATAGTTTGAGAGCAATGCGTCATGTAATTAATCGATTCATGGAATCCGGATATATATTGCAACGAGACATGGAACAAGAAAAAATGTTTCGTAAAGATAAAATAACTCGTTATATGCGTGTATTTTATATTGTAGATCAAATTAGTGGTATTTGTTTTAATTAAAGGTAAATGGCAAAGAAATCTAACGTTCCAGAATCTATAGAAAAACAATTTAACAAGGCTCTCTTTAAACAAGGAGAGCCTGTTTTATTTACATGGTTAGGAGCAAAAAAATATGGTTATGTTAAAGAATATAAAAAAGTTAGTTGGGGCATTCAATACAGTGTTCTTTCGTTGGGTACAACGTATCCGTGCGGCATTCAAATCAAAACGTATCGAACAAGTTATCATATCGGATGCATCTTATTCGAAGAAACAGCCACTTATGGAAATGATGAACTTGCAAAACGAATTGACGCCGGGCCACAACCCCTTAATGCTACAGAAATTTTTAGAGACGCCCCAAGGTCAAACAATGAAGGCCGAAGCGGTGATTCAAGCAAGCGACGCATTTCTAGTGCCGCTAATAGAAAAACTAAATCAAACACCGCCGGATCAAATGGCGTGGAGAATGATGTTCTGCCTAGCAATAACGGAGTGCAGCAACAACATACAAAAAAACGAAAAAATGTTGAACTTGATTCAGCAATCCAAAAGCAACGAGACTTTTTAAGTGGATTTGTAAAAAAGAATTAATTTCTAGTTAAAACGTATTTAATATATGGTTCTGAAACGGTTGTTAGCTGTTTAATATTCCATCCAGAACTTTTTCGTAAACCATAATCATCATGTTCTGGTTTTTGGAATGCATCTGGTCGTTCTAAGTCTTTAGGCCCATTCCAATAATTACATGTAAGTTCTTCGTCGGGTTGTAAGTCTTGCAATGTTCGAATATAGCGGCGATTGTTAGTTGATATGATATCACAATTAGGTGTTTCGGAATGATTAATAAAATATCCTAAGTCACTATATGCATACTTGTTAAAATCACCGGAATGAATATGTGCTAATCCCTTACATCCTGCAGGAATCATTTTAATAGCAATTACACCTTTACCATTGATAGAGCTAGGACCTATATCATATGACATATCCATATGATTCGATTCAGTTATTAAATTTTTTAATTTTATCATAAAAAAGTTTACCTATAGGTTGGATATTGAATTTATATTCTATATATTATATATATAATTAAATAATTAAACAATTAAATTTTAAAGCCATGAAAAAGTTATTTTTAGCAGCAGCAACGTTGATTAGCACAGTAAGCTTTTCACAAGTAGTATCTCTTATCGGTAGTACATCTACATATACCGCAGCACACGGAAAAATGTCATATAAAGATGTTTTTAATGCCGTTGTTCAAGTAGAATTATCTGAATCAGTAAATGCAACATATGAATTTGATTTAGGTTTGCAAACCATAACATATAATATTAACGGTATAATTGCAACTAAATCATTTACAAGTTTAAAATATGATAAAAAAGCAAAAATTGCCGTATTAACATATAATGATGAAGGTGTAGAAAAAAACGGTAAAGTTGTTACATTGCCTGTTACCGTTGAATTAAATCTTAATCCTGGTAAAGAACAATTGTTAATGTCTTGGTTTGACTATGAAGGCAATGACGGTAAAGGTGTTACAATGGTTCAGAATACCTCAGGTTTATTTAGTATCAATTGACAGAATGAATGAACATAAAAAAAGCCCCTTTTGGGGGCTTTTCTACTTTATGTAAAAAATTAACCTTTAGTTGCTACACCTGATTTAGTATATTTGTCTGCAACTGCTAAAATTCCATTCCATATACCTTGTTTACATGCTTCATAATTAGCACCGGTGGTTTGAAAATACTGTGTTATGAATTTTGGAAACTGTGTATCAAAAGAACTTTTGCCGGCAGCTGCGTCAAGTCCGTAATACCCTGCAGGTTTAACTCCGTCTTTTGAAGATATAGGAAATGAATGACTATAATACACACCTTCATTTTTTATATTCCATTGTACGTCAACTGCTATACCACCTGCTGCTCTACCTCTTACTATTGCCTTAAGAACTGCAATCGGTCCTCCGCCTTTTAAATCTAGTTTCAATGAGCTATTAATATATTTTGAAACTATACCTTGCGTTTCGGCAACTAATTTATCCATGTTTGCTTGTGCGTCTGGAGATATTGTACCTCCAGCTGGTGCAATTTCGTAAATTTTAGATTCCGAAGTAGCCATTTTTCCTGACTTCCATTTATTAACTACTATGTTAAGTAAACTAACAATTAGATCTAATGGATTTTTACCAGCATCATTCAATGGTTTTGTAGTAGGATGGTTTGCTATCATATATTTGTCAAGCCCAACTGCCTTAGCACCTGCGGCGCCCCATGTATATATAAGAGCTTTATAAACATTCATTTTATCAATTGCACCCCATTGGTTACCTCCGCCGATTTTTAATTGCAGCGTCGCACCTTCTACTCCTTTAAGTGATAAATCTATAGGATTTTGAGTAAATGTTGAATTCAATCGTACATTAAGATCATAATTTGCATTTACGTCTCCTTTATTTGAACTTATCGTTGCACTTGTAACGGTTAATGGATCGCCTGGAGTTATGAATGTAATCGGATTTGTTTTTATAAATGACGTAACTGGCGCCATGGTGGCAGCAATCATTGCATCTATTTGTGCTTGTGCTTCTGGAGATATTGATGACCCACCAGGTGCAATTTCTGATAAATGTTGTATAACTGCTCTATCAACGTGATTAATATTCTTTACTCCAAATCGAAGTAAATTTTCTGCTAAAATGTTTTTCATCTTGTTTTGTATCCTTTTTAGGTTATTTTTCTTTTATATAAATATATGTATCTAAAAAAAACAATTATTTTGATTTCTCCAAAAAATTTCTTATTATATATTATAATCCATTAAATTTATTCATATGATTCGTTACGGTTACTGCTGTATCAACCAGCAACTATCAGCACAAGGAATTCGAACCGGTAGAGCAATGATTGATCGCAAGTTCAAGATTGGCGGTTTACAATTGGCTTCTGACATTGCACTTGCCAATGCAAAAGATTTATTGCCTATCCTGCAATGGAACGAGCAACATGGTATACGTCTATTCCGTATTGGTTCAGAATTATTCCCACGTTGGAATCATTATGAGTTGCATCATCTTCCTGGTATTGAAGAAATTACACAGCATCTTCAAGCTGCAGGTGACTATGCAAAACAGCATGGCCATCGCATTACAACGCATCCCGGGCCATTTCATATCCTAGGTAGTCCCGATGCGGTAGTTGTTGATAATAGTCTTGTTAGTTTAGAACGACATAGCGAATTGTTTGACCTTATGGGCTTTGCACCATCTTTTGACAATCTTATCAACATCCATGTAGGTGCCACTTACAATGATAAGCCTGGTACTATTGCAAGATGGTTGCATAACTATTATCGTTTATCAGAATCGTGCCGTGCACGTTTAGTTATTGAAAATGATGACAAAGCTTCTATGTATTCAGTACGAGAATTGTATGAGTATTTACATGTGCCTACACAGATTCCGATAACATTTGATTATTGGCATCACACTTTCAATACAGGTGACTTATCCGAACGCGAAGCCTTCTTTTTAGCACGCGAGACGTGGGATATACACAATGTAACCCAATGTACCCATTATAGTGAATCTCGTCGTAGAGAGTCTCAAATTTTGGTAGAAAGAATGTTTGAACATCACAATATTGCAATAGAAGATTTGCCGAAATGGCCTACCTTTCATAAACAATACAAAGAATTTACCAAGATTAGAGAACAAGCACATGCTGATTTTATTACATGTTTGCCTAATACATATGCAGTTGATGCATTAGATATCGAGGTAGAGGCTAAGGCTAAAGAACAAGCGTTACAGCATATCGGAGTACAATGTTGCCAAGAAAATAATTCAGCAATAATTTTACAATGATATATTTATATATGAGTATTAATAATAAATAATAAAAGGTTACAACATGGCACAGTACCGGTACAAAAACAAAGTTACAGATGATTTAGAAGATTCAAAAGAAATTATCCGTATGACAGGTAGAATGATTAGTGAAGGTAAAATTGATAAAGATTCAACTTTAGATAATTTAGCTCGAGCATTAAAAAAAATAGAATCAGCAATATATTACGTAGAACGCGAATAATATGAAAATTACAAAGAGTTATACGCCGAAAGGCTTCAAAAGATTGCAATGCAAATATTGCACTTATATATGTGAAAGAGTTGATGATAAGGCAACAGCAATTACATGTTCAACATGTACATCTAAACTCGTAAATGGGCAAGTCTTGGAACTACGCAAATAATTACATATATTAAATAAAAAGTTATGATAGAAGCAGAAAAAATTAAATCAAATTGGGAAAGGTATCGTGGCTTAGTCAACACGTCATTTCCTACAAGAAAAGATGCATTAAATAAAATGTATGATGCATTAGAAGATAGAATGGTATTTATGCCAGCTTCTTCCATGGAACATTTTCATAATGCATTTGCAGGAGGATATGTTGATCACGTACTTAGGGTAATGGATTGTGCAGTATCTTTACATAATACATGGACCACAATGGGTGCTGATATGACAGGATATTCGCAAGAAGAAATGTTATTTGCTGCAATGCATCATGATTTAGGTAAGGCTGGGTTTCCAGGTGATGGCAATGAAGTATATCAAATTGAAACATCGGATTGGCATCGCAAGAATCAAGGTAAACTTTATAAAACTAATTCAAATATTCCATTTACAATGGTACCAGATCTTTCAATTTGGTTGTTACAAGAATACAATGTAAAAATGTCTTGGACAGAATACCAATCAATTAAGATTCATGATGGATTATATGATGAATCAAATAAGCCATACTTTATTGCTAGATCCGCACAAGCTAGATTGAAAACAAATTTACCTATTATTTTGCATCATGCAGATCATATGGCATCTACAATTGAATTTGAACGTTGGAGAAATGGTAAAAATGCTACACCAGTAGTAGTTTCAGAAAAAGGTAAAACTCAAAAAAGTAATGGGTTAAAAAACTTAGCTGAAAATAATCCAGAAGTACAACAATCACTAAACGACATTTTTAAAGCATTTCAATAATGACAATATTTTTATCAATAACAACCATTGCATTTGCAATTGCATTTGGATACTTTGCATATCGAGCTTACATATTAGCAGGTTTATTAGCAGATAGCGACGATCATCATGAATCAGTCGAAATGACAAATATATACATGTATTCTAGAATATATGAATCATACGATAGAATGAAGACACTCGATCGAATAGGTGCATTTGAAAAAGATGATGAAGCAGGAACAACGTTTGCTTTACTAAAAGAAGTAATAGATACACTAAAAATGGAATTTGATGGCGAAACGAGCGAAGAAAACAAGTAACAATTACTTTACTAAAATAACCGATATAGCTATTATCGCTTATAACAAGTCTGATAATCCAGTAAAACGAGAAAAAATATATCGTCGATTTATTTATCCTGCATTAATGAAATTAGCTGAAAATTTAATTAATAAAATGAAGCCAGGGTATATTGATTCAACTTTTGCTGATTTACAAACTGATTTAGTTACATTCTTAACAGCAAGATTAGACAAGTTTAATCCTGATGCAGGTAAGGCGTATTCATATTATACAAGAACATCGTTTAATTATCTAATTGCTGAGAATCAAAAGGCTTATGCAAAACTTAAACAAGATACTCAAACTATCAATGTAGATGAACAACGCAATATAATGACTGAAATTCACAATGATGAAATGCGAGAAACATTGCAGTATTTCATGGATGCATATATTGAGTATTGTTTTCACAATTTAAACTATATATTTAATAGTACAGTTGATATACATGTTGCTGATTCAATACTTCACATTTTTGAAACTAGAGCTAATATCGAAGATTTTAATAAAAAAGCATTGTATATTTACATACGCGAACGTACGGGGTTAGAAACAACCAATATTACGCGTGTTATCAAAACGTTGAAACAAATATATGAAGCAAAATTTAAAGAGTACGAACAAACAGACTTCATAAAATTGCCTTTTTGATATTTATATTATATAAATGAATCAAAATGGACAAAAACGAAGAATTATTTAAAGGTACATCTTTTGCGGACTTGATGTCTGATGTATATCATAATAGCAAAAAGAAGGACCGACAAATTACACAATTGATAGCACAGTTGCAACCATTAATACGGAATGCATCCGACGCTACAATTATTGTCCCTCTCATAAAAGAATATTTGGATGTTGCAGTTAAGAATGACGATCACCTCGTTAAATTAACTGCAATTGTTCAACGTTATATTTCTACCAAACAAACTATTGCTGGATCTGATTCATTATTAAGTGATGAAGAGAAGATGCAATTGCTTCGAATTGCGGAATCTACATTGGAAACTGAATTAACTGATGAAATTGAAGATTTGCAAAAATTGGATCAACAAGATCAAATAATGCAAAACAAAATAAATCAAGCAAAACAAAAATTAGGATCTAATGACTAACGAATATGATATACCAGTATCATTTTATATTGCTGAAGTAGTTTCTGTAGCAAATTCAGAAACATACACCACAAAGTTACAACAAACTAGTCAACAAACAAGCGGTTCATCATTACACCATATATACGAAATTAATTGTAAAGTAGTATCGCCAGATCCATATTCGCCATTAATACGAAATATAAAACCAGCTGATCTTAATACGAAAAAAATACCATTGGTTGGCGAAATGGTTTTAATTTTTCAAGGACATCGAGAAGATTCAAATATAGAACAATTACAACCAGCTTGGTATTATTTAACTACATTAGCGCCGGCTTCTAATATAAATTCAAACTTATTAACAGGATTAAGTAAATCTGGATTAACTAATACTAAACCGGGCGAAACGTTTATTGAAACCGATGTTCCGATTTTACAGGCATATGAAGGTGATGTAATTGTAGAAGGTCGTTGGGGAAATAGTATTCGATTTGGTAGTTCAATTGATACTAAAAAAGCAGTAGTTGATACACTACCAAATTATCTAGGTGATTCAGGTGCACCCATTATACTATTATCAAATCAAAAAACTTATAGTACAAAATTTGTTACGGAAAATATTGAATCTGATGCATCTTCTTTATATTTAACTAGCACTCAACGAATAAACAATTTAACAACTTCTAATCCAGTTGCATCTGATATTGCAGTATCTAAATTTAATAGATCTCAATTAATCGGTGTTGCTGATAGGATTGTTTTAAAATCAAAAACAGATTCCGTTATTGTTGATGGCAAACAAAGCATTGAAATAAATGCACCCACAATTTATTTAGGTGCAGCAGATCGTTCTAATAAAGAACCAATGCTTCATTCAACAGCGGTAGTTAGTTTACTACAAAAAATAGTTTCCATGATAAAAATAGGTTTTGCTGATTCTAGTGGTGTTATTTGTACTCCATTATATGATGCCTTAATTGATGCAGAAACTTTGTTTCAAGAATTGACCAATGACAATATATTGACAGACAAATATCAAAAAACTAATTATAGATTATAATGGCAATAGGAACAACGATACCAGTAAATTTAATAAAACAGTTAATACCCGTTTTAATGAAACAAGTCGATACTTTATCTGCTGAATCGGAAAAATTTATTAATCAAGTATTACAATTACCATCTGATATACAGTGTAATGATCCTAGAGTACGAGCTGCTAAAATTAAATTGCAATCATTAAATGATTTGATCGAGACAATTAAACAAGGCCTTAATACTATCAATTCAATTGTACCTGTTATTGGTACGATATCAACCGTTGCATCCGTTTTAAAAATAATACAACTTGCAATACCTGCAATACCAGGTGTGCCTGCAGGTCCAGTTACCGAATTAATTAATACGTTTGATAGTTTAAGTAAAAATGCCAAGTCATCAGTTTCATCCTTGCAAGGAATGGTTTCTGCAATCAACATACAATTTGCTAGAATCAATCAATCATTAGCAAAAGCAATTCGTAAATTATCTGCAATTTGTAATACTGAAATATTTGATGTATCATCTGATATTAACAATGCATTATTAAATTTAGAATATACTGATGATGTTCCTACACAATTTTATACGGAATTAAATGTATCTGATGAAGATATTAATTCTCGTTTATCATTGATTGAACAACTAGTAACAGAACAATTAAACGTATTACAAAATTTAAAAGAAGCTCCTAGCAAAGTTCTTTCCGGAACGCAACCACCAATATCCGATATAGGAGATACGGGTGATTATTATATTGATACAGCCAGCCAACTAATATATGGTCCTAAAACTGAATTAGATTGGGGTATTGGTACAAATATCTAATCAAATTTACATTCATTCATATTTATTAATAAAGTTATCATATGGATTCAAAAACATTAATAAAAGCACTTAAAATAGCCGTACGTGATGTTATCAAAGAAGAATTAACTGAAATACTTCGCGAAGGGTTACAATCTACTATCAACGAGATAAAATCATCATCTCCAGTACGAGTTAGTCGTACAACAGTAAAGCCAATAACAGAAGCACCAGTAAAAAACAAAGTACAATTTGAAAAAACAGGATTTGCTAGTATTTTAAATGAAACCCCATCATTAATTGAAGGATCGCCATCTATCTCTAGTTTTTCAGACATGATGAATGAAAATTATGAAGATATGAGTTTTTCATCAGCTGATGCGCAAGGTTTTGGAATGCTGCGTACGGGACAAATGCCAGCTGCACCACAAGTAATGAATGATCCAGAAACAGGTAAGACATTTGATGTAGATCCGGCTGTTGCTAAAGCGATGACTCGTGATTATTCTGCATTAATGCAAGCCATGGCCAATAAAAAAAGGTAGATAATGTCATATGTAATAGTTCCACCTAGTAGTGTAAATACAAATAGCGATACCCCATATGGTATAAGTTTATCATTTGCTGATAATGGCGTTTTTAGATCATTATATTCAGGCGACAATCAAGCGCTTGAAAATTTTAAAAATCTACTATCAACATTTCCCGGAGAAAGAACAGGAGATTGGTATACTTTTGGTTGCAATTTAAAATTACTATTATTTGAACAAAATACAGATGATATCAAATCTGATATACAAGATGTAATTACAACTGCTACGTCGAATTGGTTGCCATATATTAATATATTATCAATTGATATACTTACAGCTGATGATGACCCGAACTTAAATAACTCGATTAAAGTACTTATTACATTTAGTATAGGTGCTGGAATTAGAGAACAAACTATAGAAATTAACGCATCTGAAACTGGTGTAATTACAATTGAGTAAATATTATGGAAACTAAAAAGGATATATCGTATATTGGAAAAGATTTTGGACAATTCAAGAAAAATTTGATTGATTTTACAAAACAATATTTTCCAACTACTTACACAGATTTTAATGATGCATCTCCCGGTATGTTATTTGTAGAATTATCATCATATGTAGGGGATGTTTTAAGTTTTTACGCTGATAGCAATTTACGAGAATCTTTTTTAGATCAAGCTGTTGAACAAGCAAATATATATGATTTAGCTAAAGCTTTGGGATATAAACCTAAAACAGCAGCCCCAGCGTATGTTACATTAGACGTTTTTCACGTTGTTCCATCTATTGGCTCTGGAACGGCTGTCGTACCTGATTATAATTATGCTTTATCAATACAAACAGGTATGCGTGTTAAACCTGCATCTGGTAATTCGTCTATATTTCGTACACTAGATTCAATTAATTTTAGATATTCATCTTCATATGATACGACAGAAGTAACTATATATGATGTTGATCCGACAACTAAATCGCCTACATATTTTTTATTAAAGAAAAAAGTAAAGGCTGTTTCCGGAGAAGTAAAAACTCAATCATTTACATTCAATTCGCCCATTCCATACGATAAAATTTTATTAAATGATACAAATATTATAGAAATTGTGTCAGTTACTGAAACAGACGGTGATAATTGGTATGAAGTTCCATATTTAGCACAAGACACAATATTTGAAGATGTTCCTAATTTATTAGAAAATGATCCAGACTTAGCTCAATATCGATCTGCCGCTCCTAGTTTATTAAAACTTAAAAAAACAGCAAAACGATTTGTTACTAAATTGCGTAGTGATAATAGAATGGAGTTACAATTCGGAGCTGGAATTTCTGATAACAATGATGAGGAGATTGTTCCTAATCCAGATAATGTAGGAAATGGACTTGCTGGTGTTAGACGAACTGTTGATATTGATATTGACCCGGCGAATTTTTTATATACTAGAACATATGGTCAAGCCCCATCAAATACAACATTAACTATCACATATGTTGTTTCGAATGGTATAACAGAAAATGTTTCTGCAAATACATTAACAACGGTTGACCGTATCACATATGATGATGATATTAATTCATCAAATAGTGGAGCTATGGTTAATTTTGTTAAAACAACAGTAGCAGTTACAAATCCAGATCCAGCAACTGGCGCCAAGTCTTCAGAAAGCTTAACTGATATTAAAAATAATGCAATGTCTAATTTTGCAACACAAAATAGATTGGTTACTAAAGAAGATTATATCATACGATCATATTCTATGCCAGCAAAATTTGGCAGTGTAGCAAAAGCATATATAGTTCCAGATGATCAAATATCACAACAAGATGCTACAAATAATAGAATTGCTAATCCGTTAGCAATGAATTTGTATGTATTAGGATTTAATGAAACTAAACAATTAATTGCATGTAATCAAGCAATTAAAGAAAATTTAAAAACATATTTAGGTTATTATAGAATATTAACTGATGCTGTAAATATTAAAGATGCATTTGTAATCAATGTAGGTATTGATTTTGAAATAACAACGTTGCCTAATTTTAATTCAAATGAAGTGTTGTTAAAATGTACAAATGCAATTCGAAGTTTATTTGATATTGATAAGTGGCAAATAAATCAACCAATAATTAAATCTGATATATTAACTACGTTAGCTAATATAAAAGGTGTACAGAATGTTATAGGAGTCAAGTTTCTTAATTTATATGATACTGACTTCGGATACTCTGGTAATATTTATAATTTAGAAACATCAACACGTAATGGAGTAATTTATCCATCATTAGATCCTAGTATTTTTGAATTGAAATTTCCTAATCAAGATATTCGCGGAAGAGTGGTAAGTTATTAAGATTCGAATATTTATACTAAAAGTATATTATGTTTAGAATATTTTATCCCGAATCTGATGCTACTGTATATGAAGGCTTAGAAACTACAAATACAGGTTTAGATGAAATTCTAGAAATCGGAAAACGTTATGGAACTGATGGTAGTTCATTACAAAAATCTAGAGCTTTAGTAAAATTTGATATGTCTGAAATTACTAATGTAGTTTCTAAATATTCTACTAATATTAATTCTTGTAAATTTGTGTTGCAATTATACACTAGTTATGCAAAAAATTTACCAACTCAATATACAATCGATGCGCAAATGGTTGCACAACCATGGATTAATGGTACAGGATATTTAGCATCAAACCCAATTATATCAAATGGAGTACAATGGGCAACACCATATACATCTTGGTCATTAGACTCACAATCTGGATCGTTATGGATATCTAGCTCACAACAAATTGACCTAGGCACATCAGGCATTAGAGTTTCTGGATCTGGAGCTGGCGGAAGTTGGTTATATAGCACCGGGAGCACATCATTTTCTAGTTCACAAGCATTTTCATATCAAACAACCGATTTATCTATCGATGTTTCTAGTTTAATTTTAAACTGGGTTAGTGGAAGTAATAGTCAATCGATTGCTAATAATGGATTCATACTTAAATTTTCTAATAACGATGAAGCAACTGATACAGTAACGGGGTTTATACAATTTTTTGGAAAGGAAACCCATACAATATATGTACCTAAATTGACAATGTATTGGGATGATACATCATATTCATCATCATTATCAGCTGCCGATTTAGAATCATATACGGTATTTACAAAATTGAAACCAGAATATAAAGATACGGAAATAATTAAACTACGCATTTATACTAGAGACAAATATCCGCAAAAGTCACCAACAAATTTATTTCCAACACAAACCGTTAAACGGTTACCTACAACTACATATTACACTGTATTAGATGCAGCTACAGATGAAGTCATTATTCCGTATGATGATATTTATACTAGAGTAAGTTGTGATAATACTAGTAATTACATCTATATAGATATGAATGGGTTTATGCCAGAGCGATACTATCGTTTACAATTCAAAATCAAAGATGGATTTACGGAACAGTATATTGATGATGATGTATATTTTAAAGTAGTTAGATAATGTTTATACCCAGATTAAATTTAAGTAAATTATTAGATCCAGTTAAAGTTCAACAGGTAATAAAATATCAAGGAAATTTAACTGTAACATCTAATGATACTAATATTATTCCGAGAGATGAAGCTGGAAATGTTATGTTACAAGAATCTTCGACTACAAATCCATTACTTATTATTGAACCAGTTGCAACGCGAATAACATTGAGTTCAGTACTTAAAGTTTTAGATACTAGATTTCAATACTTTAAATTTCCTGCTACAACACGTGTTATTGAAACTGCAGATGTTAATATAGATTTAACTTTACCAGAATTAGACATTACACAAGATGTAATATATGCACGTTATAAACCATCTGAAGATAGACGAATCGTAACGGGTGATACTAATCTAGATGGCAATCAAAGATATTCGGGTATTTTAATGGATGAAGTTGTTGATGGATTACCACAGCAGAATACAAATGGATATTTTATAACTAAGGATATTAAAAATTCTGGTAATGATCTTCGTTTTAGGATTAAATTAAATCATAAATATCAAGCAGATGTTAACGGATATGGATCATCATATTTTTCTTTGATATTAAATTCACCGGATGGGGGTTTAATACGAGAATGGAAAGGTCCGTTTGCTAACAATTCAATTTCAAATCCAACAGAATTTGGTTCGATATATCAATATGAAATACAAGACTTAGATTTAGATATAACGATTGCTAATGAAGAATTTGAAATAGGCGATACTTTGAGTATTGGGGCATTTGCTGGTCAAAATGATGATTCTGCATATCATTTTATTATAGCAGATCAATCATATTGGACGATAACAGATGCAAGTAAAAATGTAGATGAATGGAATCAAGAAATTAGCTAATGTTAACACAATATAAAAATATCGAACAAATACAAACGGCTTCAGGTTCAATATCTGCAGAACGTTTATCTCGTAGTAAAACGGAATTTGCTAGTTTCGATGCTGAAGAAGCCATTTATTTTAATACTGAAATAAATAAACAAGATGAATCGCAACGTGTAGAGATGCATGTTTACGCCGGAGATACATGGATTACCGGTAATCATCGAATTCAATTAGAAACAAAAATACCGGAATATCGCAACAAACAAACAAATACATTAATACAATTTCCAGCACAACCATTAGCTATAAATTTATATAATGAATTTGATAAATTAAAATTAACTTCCGGGACTTTTCGTATTGCCATTAATTTTTTTAAAAATTTAATTGGTAGTTACGATTTACAACATTTACGTATTGATGAAATTTCACCAGATCGTACGGAAATAAGATTACGTGCTATAGATGCAGATAATCCACAATTTTTAACACAAATTACATCATATATTCAAACAGTTAAACAAACTACGGATACATATTATAAAAATTATCTATTAAATTTTAGTAGAAATAACTGTGTATTGTTTGTTAATAGCGTTGTTATTGGAGAATATGTATACATTAAATTAGCAGAACCATTATCTGCTGATATTGATATAGATTTTAAATGTTGGATTGTTGAAGAACAAAAAGATACATATATAGATAAAATATCTATAACTGCTAAATCATTTACTAAACAATACAACACACTATCTAATCCAAATTGGCAAGCTAATAATGTATTAAATTTATCATCAGAAACTGGGTTTAAAAATTGGAATGAATTATTAGGATCATCTACTCAAACTTCGCAACAAATTGTTGATTCATATTTTTCCAGTAGTTTAAGTGGCGCACAATTGAATATTGATTATTCAGATTTTAATAATTTTATATTTTATAGCTCAGCAACAGAACGTTTAACTAATTTTAAATATAAATTACAACTTTTAGAATATTATGCATCACAAAGTATATTAATCTCGCAAATATCAGGAAGTAATGCAGAATCAAATTCGGCTGAATATAAATTGTATCAAACCAATTTAATTGGAGGATTTGATGGATTTGAAAAATATCTATATTATGATTCAGCATCTAAATTATCTACTTTCGATATTGCTAAAGAAAATGCAGTTTATGCAGATCTAACGGGTAGTTACGTACAGCCAGTACCAAAATCTACATCTACATATCCATACGCATTATATTCAGTAACTAGTAGTCAATTCAATACATGGTATAATTCATTATTAGATTCTTCGTCATTATATGATTCATTTAACTTGAATTCATTAGAATATTCGCTTCCGGAATTTATTAGATTTGATTCTAATAATGCACAAATGGTATTATTCGTACGAATGTTAGGTCATCATTATGATATCATATATTCATATATCAATCATATGAATCGAATTCATATGCGTGAAGAAAATCCTAAATTAGGTATGCCGAATGAATTGTTATATACTGTAGCAAAACAATTTGGATGGAATTTAACTAATGGGAATCAACAACAAGAATTATGGTCATATGTTTTAGGTACTAATGAAAATGGAATTCCACAAACTGGATCTAATTCAATTAATGGAACATCATTATCAGCTCAAGATAGGACCTATGCCGTTTGGAGACGAATAGTAAATAATTTACCATTACTTTTAAAATCTAAAGGTACAAAACGAAGCGTTCAAGCATTGTTATCATGTTATGGAATTCCACAATCAATGATATCAATCAATGAATACGGTGGACCTAGATTGGAAAGAGCTCCAATATATGAAAAATTAAATTTTGACTATGCATTAGATTTAAGTAGCAGTATATCAGGTAGTGTATCTGTAAATTACACATCGCCGATTAATGCGGTTGAACTGCGTTTCCGAACAGATGATATTGTAGCAAATCCATATATACCTAGTACAATGAACTTGTTCACAGTAGGCTCAAACGTAGTAACAATTGATTTTACTAGTGGTAATAAAGGAACGTTACAATTAAATGGTACTAGTTCAGCCAATATTGAAATTTATAATGATGAATGGCTTACAGCTGTATTACGAAAAAATGGCACTAACTTAGATTTAATAGCAAAAAAATCTAAATACGGAAAAATTGTAGCAGCAGTTTCTGCATCAACAACTGCATCTTTTGCATCTGTTGGAACAGTGATATTAGGAAGTGCAACTAGTGGTAGTAGATTTGTAGGACAATTACAAGAATTAAGATTATGGTCTTCTAGTTTGCAAGATTCTGCATTTGATAATCATGTAAAAGCACCTGCAGCATATGATGGTAACGTAGATGCATATTCTGAATTATTATTTAGATTACCACTTACGCAAAAAATAAATCATGCACAAACATCTAGTTTAATTGGAGTTCAACCAGCTCCTTCCAATATATCTGCATCATTTACAAATTGGTCATTAGCAACGCCATATGATTCAATTGAAGAAACATATTATTATGATGCTATATCATTAGGAGCAGGTACATATGATGATAATAAAATACGAATTGAATCAAATGAATTAATTGCTCCATTAGATGTTAAAACTAGAGCAGAACGTAGTCAATTTGATAAAGCGCCGTTAGATAGCAAAAAATTAGGAGTATATTTTTCTCCACAGACAATGATTGATGAAGATGTCATTGCACAACTAGGATTTACTGAGTTAGATCAGTATATTGGCGATCCAGGTGAGGTAGAGGCAAAATCATATCCTAGGTTGATACAAGCCGCGGAAGGATATTGGAAAAAATATGCGGATAGAAATGATATTAATTCGTATATTAAAATGTTTACGTTATTTGATTTATCATTTTTTAAACAATTAGATCAATTATTACCAGCACGTGCAGATAAAACCACCGGCATTGTAATTCAACCAAATGTATTAGAACGAAGTAAAGATACAATATTACCTAAACTAAAACAATATGATTCAAGTTATTATGCACTTATAGATCAAACTCAACCAGTAGCCTCAGGTGATTACTTGCAATATTTAGGTGCAATAGATGGAGATATACTTTCTATATCAGCACAAGATGATGATCAGTGGCAAATGTATTTAACGGCATCGCAAGCTAAAAAATATGACGGAACAACATATTCATATGAATATTTGATTAGATCTGGAAGTACATATATTACTGCATCGACCCCATATTGGAGAAGTGAAGCAGTTGGACCTACAATAACTGGCAGTGTGTTTTCTGAATATACTGAATATAAAATTATTATAAATTCTACGACAAATTATACACCATCGCAATTCAGTGATTATTTACCAACAGGTATTGATAATCAAAGATACTCAGGTGCAAAATTAACGTCACCTGGATTTAATGTAAATTCAACACAAACGATAGATGGAGGTCCGGTGGTAGAATGGCGAACGGCAAATCCAAATCAATTAATATATCAAAACAATGGCGAACAAGGCAGTTTTGTTTTGGTATAAATTTTATACTATACATATTTATATGAAATAAGGTTAAAACATATGGGATACTTAGATAATTCAAGCGTAACGATTGACGCGATATTAACATTAAAAGGTCGAGAATTACTAGCAAAAGGTGGTAATGCATTTAAAATTACACAATTTGCTCTAGGAGATGATGAAATTGATTATTCATTATGGAATCCAGATCATCCACTAGGAACTGATTATTATGGTACTATTATAGAAAATATGCCAGTTACAGAAGCAATTCCGGATGAAACTCAAGCATTAAAATACAAGTTAATTACATTGCCAAAACAAACAACTAATATACCGGTTGTAACAGTTGGAAATACTTCAATTACTTTAGCTGCTCCAGGTGATAGTTCTATCGTAGCACCAAATACAAGCAATTTTCAAGGTGGGAATGCTAATTTAGGATATACAGCTATTTTGTCTGATTCATCGGTTGCAGATATTCAAGTAACTAGGGCATTACAAAATTCAACAATGCCAACCACACCTCGTTTTATTGGTGATAATGAAGATGCACAAAGTGTTGCAGTTGCTGGATTTGAATTCCGCATTGTTGCTAAAACACAAATGATTGAAGATAAAACGGCTACCGTTACTGTGATTGGAAATGAGACTGGTGGTAGTGTTACTATTACTGTAACAGTTAAAAAAGCAACTACTGCAACTATTTAATATATGGAAAAAAATATGAAAATGAATAATTTCATTAAAGCGTTAAAACAACAAGATCGACAAGGGGGAGTACCTAGACTTAATTTAACAGGTACAACTGCTGCAGCAGGAACGGCTCCGCGCGATGCAGTCGCTGCGTCAACTCCTGCAATAACAGATCAAGTTAGACAATTGGCACAACAACTTGCTAATCAAATGGTTGCTGAACAACAACAAACACAGATTTTAGCAAGAAATGGTAGAACGTATACCAAATTTGATACTGCAAATGATATTATTTCAAATCAAACTGAAACTGTTACGGCAGGTTTATGGTCTGATAATATGGCTAGTTTAGAAACGTTTTTTACGTCATCAACGCAAACTACATCGCAACGACGTTATTATGTTGACACATATCACAAAGCTACTACAGAAACGGGTTCAGCAGTACAGTTTTCATTGGCATTTGGTCATGCATTAGGAAGTGGATCTGATTCACAAGGTCAACTTAATGATTCTCCAAGTAAAGCAATCTATTCACAATATAGACAATTATTGTTATCTCCAACAGATACACGTTTTACAACGGCTGGATCAGGAAGTACAGATTATATCTATGTTGTTAATTTTAAACGTAACAGATTAAAAGAACGTTTAGATGCTGGTAATTTTGAATTACCATTACAAACTATATCTGGTTCTAGGCCAACTAATGCAACGGGTAGTATTGTAACATCTGGATCTACCATTATAACATTGATTGATGATTCATCAATTTCATCAGCAACTGTTGGCGATTCAGGAAAAGTTTATAATATTGTTTCTGGTTCAATTAATGGAGGTGTATTTAATCCATCAGCACCGGTTTATTATGGATTAGTTTATCCAGATTATGGAACATTGATATTAGATGGAAAAATGTTAGATCAAAAATTGAGATTCCAAACTAATACAGGTTCTAGTTCTGAAGGTAATAATCATTTTGCATTGTACCACTCAATTTCAGGATCTGCAACGGTAACAAATTTAGCTACCAATGATCCATATGGTTTCTTAGCACGTAATTCAGAAAAAGTAACAAGTACACATTATTTTGTAAGGGTAAAAAATGCGGAATATAATTTTTCTAATAATCCTTCGTATGTTACGGGGAGTGTTGGACAAGTAGCACAATCAACATATATCGGTGATCCAAAAACATATATTACAACAGTTGGTTTATATAATGATTCACAGGAATTATTAGCAGTTGCAAAACTTTCGAAACCATTATTGAAATCATTCCAACGAGAAGCATTGATTAGAGTCAAATTAGACTACTAAAAAATATACAGTAATTTGAGCCCGTTATATTTATAAGTATAACGGGTTTTTACTAATCATGGCAGAATCAAAAATACAACATCAAGATACATATAAAGGTGTATATCCAACAGTCTTTAAAAAGATTGAGTCATCTGATGTAAATGTTAATCCATTTCAAACATATAAATCATGGACAGTTATTTCAGGTAGTGTTACATCTAGTGCATTGCCTTTGCAAGCTGTTTATTCTGATATTAATACGTTGCCGGCATTAGGTACTAGTTTAACATTTAATGATTTAAAGAATGTAGATGAATCATTGCAAACTATTACATATTTTTCTATCAACCATTTATATTATAAACATAAATCGGAACCGATGAAAACCTATGGTCCTACCGATTTAAACAGGACTAAGAAGTTTTTATATCAGTCGGCATCCATTTTATCATTTCCTCAAGTATGCGTAGGAGAAGGCATTAAACCGGCATCATTTGTAATGACTGCAAGTTATGTTAGTGGTAGTATGTATGGATCTGCATCATACGGAACATCTTCATATTCTAGTAATACGCCATTGTATATTTCTTCTGATAGATATGGAAATTTATATAATGCAGCATATAATACTAGTTCAATCGTGTCAGGTGTTAAGTTTTATGAGGGATTCAATGAATATTTTGATACATCTAAAATTACATATGAATATGCAAATATAAATTTTATTCCAGGCATAACTTATCTAGATAATGCGAATGAGAATTATGGATTACTTGCGCAGTTTGATGGCACCGGTTATATAAAAACAGAACTTGATGGATATTACGATCGTAATCATAATTATGCAATTTCATTTTTTATATTTTCAGAAAATACAGGAAGTGAGTCTACATTGGTTATGACTAAAGCTTCAAGTTCATTAACTCCACAATATCCATTTAAAATCGAAGTAGGTCCATCGAGTTATATTGTATTTTCAATTGCTGGCAGTACGGCATTCAAATCACAGTTAACATCTACAATAGAAGTTGATGCTACTGCACATGTGCATGTAGTATGTCAAAAAAGTGGTAGTTCCATGGAAATTTGGATAGATGGTAATTTGGATATGTCTACTACTAATAACTTGTTAATTGATACACTTTCACCATTTACAGCATCAGCTCGTATTGATAATACAGATCCATTATATATTGGCGGTTGGGAATCAAATGCAAATATGACAGGTAATTTAGATGAAATACGTATTTTTAATCGAGCATTAACTGCAACGGAAATTGGTAGATTAGCTAATCGTCCTGTCGGCGGAACTTTTATGCAAACAAATCATATCGGAAATGTGTTTGCTAAACAAGGCGTTGTTACAATATCAACACCTGATTATAGATTTAATAACATATTAAATTTGCCGTATACTGCATCATATAGAAGTACTAAAACAATATATGAATTTGGAGTATTAGCAAAAGTTGCAGCTGGCGATTACAATGTGTCATCTAATATATCATTAACAGCAGATGATGATCAAACATTTAAATCGTTTGTGACCGGTAGTGCATTTGCACCATATATCACAACAATTGGATTATATGATGATGCCGGACAATTATTGGCAATTGGTAAATTAGCACAACCTATACGTAAACGTTCTGATGTTGATATGAATTTTTTAATAAGAATAGATTTAGATAAGAATATAGCATGATACGATTAAAACAACTTTTACGAGAATTATCTGACTCAGAAAAAACTAGATTGTTAGATAAAATAAAAAACAAACAATTTCGTTTAATCGGTGGAGGTGATAATGGCCGTGTCTATGAGATTGATGGAGAAGATAAAGTTTTTAAAATTACCACTGAACGCGATGAATTTGAAGTTGCTACAATTATTGTAAATCGGTCAGCTGAATTTACATGTTTTATACCGGTATATTATATTAGTGATCGAGAACAATTGTATATAATGGCAAATGCAGAAATATTACCAGATTCAGATCGTATGAATATTGATGCATTCACAGATCAATTCAAACAATTTGCTAGATCAGAAGGAGGTGAAGTTTCAATATTTGATTTTTTAGATGCAGATGGAGCCCGTAATATGGATGTTAAACTAGTTAATTTTATTCGAGCATTGCAAAGAGATGTAGACAAATTAGGTATTGCCGATTTTGATTTAGATTTAGATTTTAGTTCATCGAACATGATGTTGTGGAATAACAAGCTCGTATTAGTAGATTGGTGATATTTATTATATATAAAGGTTAAAAAATGATCAGTTTAAAAAAACTATTAACAGAAGATGTAAATTATATATTAAAAAAGTCACCTAATGCTATAATAGCAAAAGCGGCAGATTTAATGGCAGGTGTATTTCGTATCAAGTTTAAAGCAACTCGTGATGAGGAAACTCCGCCAAATTTTGAACAAGATATCATGTATGTTTTAACATCGCCTAAAAATACACAATATGGCCCTGCATCTAAATTTGCAAATGGCGATTGGTATTATGTAATAGGTGATGATCGGAAACAAGGTTCAGAACGTCGTCTGGTAACTGATGTATTAATTTATCCCAAACGAAAACTAGTAAATGTTGATAAAGGAAAGCAAGAATGGCAAGACATTGATGATTACTTTAAAACACCACCTAAGTCATCAGGTAAAGTTGGTAGTAGTGATGTTATCAAAGTAAGTGATTTTGTTTCGGTTATAAATACTTCAGCTTCGGATAAATTTATAGATAATTTTACAGGTGCTTCATTAATCAAACAAATCAATGACATACTTAATAATACAATTGCTGACGTACCTAGCGGAGACGAGAAGATAGTAGTTGTTAAAAAAGACAACGGAGGTGGTAGTTCATCAGACACGAAAGAAAAAACTGCAGAATCTAAATTTAAACCAGGCGATACATTTGTTCAGGCTAGAATCGGATCAATACTATTATTTAAACTAAAAGATACATTTGATCCAAAAACTGATATAAAACAGCATACTACTGCTAATGATGTTGTAGTTTCAGAAATCAATGGATTATGGTCAAATGCACGGTATGTTGATAAAACACCGGAGTGGCTTCAATTTGAAAAAGAAATGTTTCGAGATTTAACAGAATTCGAATTCATTGATGAAACAACGCCTTTAGATACAAAATATAAAGGCTATACAAAATTCCGGCGAATAACAAAAGAACAATATGATCGTTTAGTAAAACAAATCAATGATAAACAACCAATAACGACTGATTTAGACACATTTTTTAGTGGTAAAGAACAAGATGCAAATCAACTAACCGGTGATGTAGTTTTAACATATACTAGTCAATATGATGATCCTAAAAATCCAGGTGTTAAATTAGAGCAAAAAATACGTAAACAACAATTGATAGGTAACACAAATTTGACTGATATAAATTGGGTAGCAGAAGCATTTCAACAATTGATTATGCAAAAAGTAGTACCTACATTTAAAGACGTACCAGCTGTTAAAACATGGGCTTCTTTGAACAAACCAATTGATGGTAAATGGGGCGATAAGTCAAAAGCAGTAATACGTGCATTAAATAAAGGTTATAAACTTGGAGATACTGATGAAATATTACCTCAGTTAATCGAAAAATTAACAGCACCATTAAAAACGGAATCAGTATTTTCTTTAAAATCGATACTTCTAGAGCAAGATTTATCTGGCTTTGATTATGAAGCGGCTAACACAGTAACAGTAAATCAACCTATAAAAAAAGAAGTACCTAAATCAACAACTCCGGCAGTAAAATCAACAACACCCGCTGTTAAGACTGCACCTAAACCTACAGTAACACCAAAAAAAGAACCTGCTAAAACTACAACAACAACTCCGAATAAATCATTAAAAGTAACAACGGATAAACCATATCGAAGAGGTATTGAAAATGTTGCAAAAGAATTAAAAGCAAAATTACGATGGGATGCAAAATTAAAAGTTTGGTATATTGATCGCGAAATTGGTATAAGTAGAGATTGGATGCCAGATGCGAAAGCTTTTTTACATCTTCGTGATGATGGAACATTAATGCTTAAAGTGTATAATTTAATGGCTAATGTATATGGATCGATACTCGTTGGCATAAGTGAGGTAAAAGATTTTGTAATAGTACGAGGTGTTGGATCAGGTTGGACAGATGGTGGAAAAAAAATGAAGGTAGAAATATTGCTAGCCGGAAAGGAACCTTCACTGAAACAAATGGCAATGGAGCCAATAGAACTAAGGAGTCCTAATAAAAAAACTTTTAATATAACCGGATCTAGTTTTTTAGCTTGTTTACAGGCAGCAGTAAAAAGGTCTAAAGGAGATTTAGCAACCGTCGACGGTTTTTGGTTTCCTACTATAGACAAATATGGTAATTAAAAATTAATAACAAGTTATGGCAAAAAATCATTTTCACAGCTCCGGCAACTCAAAACGAGCTACGGCACTTAAATACGGATATAAATCTGGACTAGAACATACAGTTGCAGATTGGATAAAAACTACTGCATATGATTTGAAATATGAAACAGAAATCATACATTATATAGTACCTGAGCGTAAAGCAAAATATACGCCGGACTTTGTATTTACTAAACGTAATGGTCAATTCATGTTCGTTGAAACAAAAGGACGTTGGACTACTGCCGATCGTACTAAAATGAAACATGTTCTAGCATCTAATCCTGGTGTCGATATAAGAATGGTATTTCAAAATCCTAATCAACGATTATCAAAAGTTAGCAAAACTACATATGCTGAATATGCATTAAAATTAGGAATTAATCAAGTTGCTAAGAAAGATATTCCTGAAGAATGGTTATCGGAATGTGTGAAATCCGGTGAAAGTCCAATAAATGTTAAACGTTTCTTTGAATAAGGTTTGATTTTAAAAATATTTTTAATATATTCTTGAAATATTAATGAAATTTATTTTATTAATAGATTGAATCATTCTTTATTGATTCGATCGTTTGATCAGAAATGTAATGTATGTGTCAAACATATAATATTATTATATTAATTATTAATTGGAATCATTACATAATTTTACTATTATATTAATATGGAGAACCTTAAGTTATTACAATTACTAGAATCTATATTAGGTAAAGGTAAACCTACATCTGGTGGTAATATTACATTCTTTTCTCCATTTACATCACATCATAAACCAAAATTAGAAATTCGTTCTACTCCGGATGAAAACGGAAATTATACTTGGCATTGTTGGATTACGGATAAAAAAGGTAAAAGCATTCATACGTTATTCAGACAATTGAATTTACCTAAAGAACGTGTAGAACAACTCAATCGTATAATTGAATCTAGTAGATATCGAACTTCTACCAAAGAAATCAAAACCAATCAAACAATTCAATTGCCTGCAGAATATGCACCACTTTGGATTAAAAAAAATACACCTGATTATCGCAATGCAAGTCACTACTTAACAAATAGAGGTGTAACGGTTTTTGATATTTTAAAATACAGAATAGGATATTGTGAATCTGGAGAATATTCCGGAAAAATAATTATTCCTAGTTATGATCGAGACGGTCAATTAAATTATTTTGTTAGTCGAGCTTATTATAAGGCAGATAAATTTAAACACAAGAATCCAAAAATTTCAAAAGATATAATTGGATTTGAAATGTTAATTAATTGGTCTGAGCCGATCATATTATGTGAAGGTTCATTTGATGCAATTGCTGTTAAACGAAATGCAATTCCATTATTTGGTAAAATAATTCAACCTGCACTACAAACAAAAATTATAGAAGAACGCGTTAAAGACATTTACATATGTTTGGATTCAGATGCTTTGAAAAATGCATTAGTAATAGCTGAAAAATTTATGGGTGAAGGTCTCAATGTATACTTTGTTGAATTGCAAGATGCAGATGCATCGGAATTAGGATTTCAACAGATTGCAGAAATTTTAGAAAATACTGATATTTTAACCTTTGAGCGAATAATGGAGCTTAGAATGGGATTATTATGGACATAAAAAAAATAGACATTGGAATTGAAACTATTGATAAAATATTTCATGTTTCAGATATACACATTCGAACTCTTAAACGACATACCGAATACCGACAAGTATTTGAAAATTTGTTTAACTACATAGAAACACATTGTACAGGAAATAGTGTTGCAGTCGTAACAGGCGATATTGTTCATAGCAAATTGGATATGTCACCAGAACTAGTTCAAATGCTAGTTGATTTCTTTAATGGATTCAAAATACCTACCGTTGTTATTTTAGGTAACCATGACATGAATCTAAACAATATGCACCGGGTAGATGCTGTTAGTCCAGTACTTGATGTTATTCAAAATCACAATATACATTTTATAAAAGATAACGGACTTTTTGAATTAGGCGGATGTGTTTGGAATCATATGGCTGTTGATAAAACACCTGCAGATTATATTCGAGCCAATCAATTTGATGCTACATATAAAATAGCAATGCATCATGGTGCTGTTAATACGGCTAAGACTGATATAGGTTATCAAATATCAAATGAACATGTTACTACAGAATTATTTGCAGGACATGATATTACATTGCTAGGAGATATTCATAAACCAGCACAATTTTTAGATGATGCTCGTACAATTGCATATCCCGGATCGCTTATTCAACAAAATCACGGAGAAGCATTAGACCATGGAATACTTGTATGGGATGTTGCTAATCGAAGTGCTGAATTTGCACAAATTGAAAATGACTACGGTTATGTTACTTTAGAAACTCAAGGAGATAAAGTAGTTACACATCCACACCGTATGCCAAATAAACCTCGCATCAGAATCAAATTTAATGGTACTAGTGCAGCAGGAATGAAAAAACTAATTGCAACAATACGTAAAAAGTACAATGTACAAGACATAACAATTCAACGTACAATTGATCATGCATCAACTTCGGCATCATCTAGTTTGGCAATTGGCAATGTTAGAGACGTAGAATATCAAAATACATTGTTATCAGATCATATTGATTCTCATTTTCCTCAAGCAACAGCAGAAGAAGTAGATGCAATTAGACATATTAATCGCACAATTAATTCTAAGCTACCTGCAGTTGAATCAATTCGCCATACGACATGGCATCCTATATCATTTGAATTTGATAACATGTTTTCATATGGCGAAGGCAACACATTAAATTTTGAAAATCTATCCGATGTCTGCGGATTATTTGCAGCAAATACTACTGGTAAGTCAAGCTTGCTTGATGCAATAACTTATACTATATTTGATAAGTGTAGCAAAACAGGCAAAGCAAATGAAATTTTAAACAACAAAAAAACATGGTTCCGAGGCTTATTCAAATTTGAAATGAATGGAATCATATATACAATTGAACGTCGAGGTACTCAAAATAAAAAGAAAGAGACACACGTTAAAGTTGATGTTGATTTTTATACAGAGTCAGAAAATTTAAACGGAGAAGAGCGAAGTGATACAAATAAAAGTATACGTCGCTACCTAGGCACATATGATGATTTTATTTTAACGGCATTTTCACTTCAAGCAGATAACAATAACTTTATTGAAAAGTCTCAAAAAGAACGCAAAGATTTGCTTTCACAATTTTTAGATATTACGGTATTTGAACAACTTTATCAACTTGCAGCAGATGAAATAAAAGAAACTGCAGGTCGTTTAAAAGATTACAAGAAAACGGATTTTGCTGAAATTATTATTAATTCTGATAACATCATTACTGACAACCAAGAAACAATTACGGCATTGGAAACCGAAGAAGATGTATTGCAAGATCTACGTAATACACTTCAAGAACAAATTGTTACATTTATTGAAACAAAATTGCCAACATCTTATAATGGCCCGGATATTGAAGAATTAAAAAAACAAGAAGCAACATTGATTGAACATATTGAATCAATTCAAACAGACATTGAAACTGCGGAATTTGATTTAGAATCTTTGATTGCAACTATCAGCGAACATAAATCAACGTTAGCTCAATTTGACATACCAACTATAACAGAACAAACGAAACAATATTCTGCAAAAGAACATTCAGTCAATACACTTTTACAAAAATTACGCCAACAACAGGAAATAGTAAATGCAAAACAAGAAAAAATTAATCACCTTGCCGACCATGAATATGATCCGCAATGTCAATACTGTACATCTAACGTTTTCGTACAAAATGCAATCGAAGCTCAAAATACAATTGACCAAGATAGAAACGTATTAGATTCTTTAAAAGAAAAAATTGTAATGTTAAACAATGAATTGGAAATATTAAAACCAGTATTTGAACAAACAGAACAACTTAACGCGTTACGTAATACTATTGCAACAAAGTCAATTACAAAAGAACGCAATGAATTGCAACTTCAAATCTTAGAAAGTGATTTGCAAACACGTGAATCTGAATTAGAAACAACGGTTGAACGACAAGAATCATTTCGTCAAAATGAAACAGCAATTAAACACAATCAAACCATTGATGGTGAAATTGAATCTTGCAAAAAGCAAATTGCAAATATATCAGAACAAATCAAAACAATTCAGACTCAAATTAAAAATAATTACGGGGCAATTGAAGTAGCAAAAACGCAAAAAGCAACGGCATTAGAACAACTAGAACGTTATCAACAACTTGAAACAGAATATAAAGCATATGGTTATTATTTAGAATCAGTTAAACGAGATGGCATTCCATATGAATTAATTACAAAAGCTCTTCCTAAAATAGAAGCTGAAATAAACAATGTACTCAATCAAATTGTAAATTTTAACATGGTAATGAATACCGATGGTAAAAATATTAATGGTTACATTATTTATGATGAAGAAAATTTTTGGCCATTAGAATTAACATCGGGCATGGAACGTTTTATTTCTAGTTTAGCAATCCGCATAGCACTTATCAATGTGTCTGCATTACCACGTCCTAATTTTATAGCAATCGATGAGGGCTGGGGAAGTTTAGATTCAGAACATATTTCATCAGTAGTAAATCTATTTGATTATTTTCGTACCAAATTTGATTTTTCTATAATCATTTCACACGTTGATTCAATGCGCGATATGGTTGACAATTTAATTGAAGTAAATAAATTACAAGGATACAGCAAGATTAATCATGTTTGATATTTATATAAAAGATATCAAACGCAATGAAACGCAAAGAAGCTGTATATAAAGGTTTAGAATACATTCCGGTTTATTTTCAAGATACATCATTAACATCACCGGACTATTTTCAAATAACTGAATTTCCTACTAGATTAACTGCTGGTAAAAATTTATTTAAACTTCGAGGTCATCCTACAAATTTACGTGTTGGCGGCGTATTGAATATTGAAGTATTAGATTATAATGGCGATCCGGTTTATACGGAAGTTATAGATTATATTGACGAAGACAAATCTCGTGTAATTGCAATTTACGTTTATTCAGAATCATCACCAGGTGATTGCACAATAACACTAGTAGCTGAAGCACAAGTTATAAATGGTCAAACCGTTCCAACACAATGGCAAGGTCGACCTAATATTAGATGGTCAAGAACCGTACCGGTTAATCCAAATGTATCAAATGTTTCTGAAATTATATTTTCAAAATTACCACAAGTTACAGTTTCAGAACAAGTAGGTGTGCAACTTGATAGAATATATTCAAGCAGTCAACAATTTCCTACTTATACAACGGGGGCAGTACGTTATTTTTCACTTAACGGAACACCTGCAGTAGAACTGGTGGGAGGTAAATTTACGGGAGATATGAAAACAGGAACAATTACAGTTTCATCTCCACAGAATCCAACTCCTACTCCTAATTATGCAGTGGTCTCCGCACCTTATACTAGTACAATAAAAAAGATATTATCTGACACTACTGCTTTGTTAGACGAAGAGTATACGGTTTATAGTAGCCAAAGTATTTTTCCTCATACTTATACGGAATTTGCCGCTTCTTCATTTTCATTAACATATGAAGCAACACCGACATATGTTGCAACAGAAAATTCACAATCATTTGCGTTACTGCAAATTAACGGATTAGAGCCAGCAACCGGTGATGTATCTCGTATTAAAGTATATACGAACAATAAAGGTACAGTTGGCACGTGGGAATTAGTTAATGATGTTGAACTTGAAGAAACAGAAATATTTGTAACTAGCACGGCATCATTGTTTCCCGATCAAGGCATTGGTATATTTACATCGCAAAGTATTATTGATACATATTGGGACGGATTTACTTATACTGGTAGAACAACAGGAACACCTCCGACACTTGCATGGTTGACATCATCATTGAATAATGCAATGAATATTACTAGTGTAACTGATATTTCCGCAAGAAATGCAGTATTAGTAGTACAAAATAAATCTGCATATAACGGCGTATTTATTGCAACATCATCATATAAAGTTACAATTGATGCATTAGGAACACGAGACACATCAGGACTTAATCCGCGCTTAGCAGTTTATATTTCTGGAAGTGCTGTAGCATTTGATCCTACAGATTATTTCAATCAAGAACTACCAAGAACATTAGGTAAACGCATTGGCGAATTAGAAGTAACTTCAGATTCACAACGATTTGATGACGTTGTATTTAATTTTGAAAGCAATTATGATGGTACTGCAGCATTGCTATTTGTAGTAGAGGCAGGACAATGGCAAATTGCCGATGTACGAACAACTACGGATAATGATGCTGGATATTCTCCTAATTATACTAGAATCCGATCTATTATAGAAACACCCCATAAGGCAAACAATCAAATTTCATTTAAAGTAGAATATTATAATGTTGATGGAGTTGTTAGCAAACAAACCTCATATCTTTATGATAATACTTGGAAAGGCGGTAATAGATATATTGATGGTGATTATTCAATGCTCACCGGATCATTGTATGTTGCAGACTCTCTAGAATCAGGTATTGCAATAAGTGGATATTCAAATTCTGGTTTTGTTAGATCATTAGGTTATGAAGGATTTGATTCAGGATTCCCAGGATTTTTATTATGGAGTGGTTCTGCATTGCAAGGACAAAATACAAAAGGCGGAGTTCCATACAGTGGCGTTGGATTGGAACTTTATTTGAATACTTCCAGTTATTTTAGATATTCAACAGCAGATGATGAAATTTATATTGCAACTAAAAATTTCTTTTTCGGTGATCCTGATACTACATTTATCAGCGGCAGTAATGGAAATTTAGAAATTTCTTCAAGTGGATTTGTTTTAAATTCAAACGGATCAGTAACAGCATCTGCATTTACTGCGATCAGTGGTGGAATAACAATGTTAAATACATCCACCGGATTTGCTGATGGTAAAAATTTAGGAAGGCATTTACATAACGAAATAGGTTCATGGAATACTAGCGGTGTATTAACAAATGTTGGCTCTGCATTTGTTACATATTTAAGACCTGGCGAAACTGTAATACAAGTGTTAGGATCATTCAGAATTTCCGGTGGTCCTGGAACAATTAAAACGTATATAGGCATTGCTGGAATTACTGGGTTCAATACATATACTGCATATGATTACGCACTATCGCAAACATTTACAACTGCAAATCCGTCATTTACAGCTGGATTAAACGCAAAAGCCCAATTATCCGGGAGCTTTGCTACAAACTTTGAAAATGGCCAATTTGTAAAAATTCAAGTAGCAGTTTCGTCATCTGGTGTTACTGCAACGATAGGAGATTTTACCGTAGAAACAGCTAGAACATTAGGTACTATATCATAACATATTTATATAAAAGAAAATAAATGAATAAAATAACAACGTTATTCCCGGGAGGATTTAAACCATTAACGGGCGCGCATTTGGCATTAGCAGAACGTTATGCGGAACACCCTGATACTGACAAAGTAATTCTTTTAATTGGTCCAATGCCACGAGATGGTATTACTAGGGAAAAAACAATTGAAATGTTCAATCTAATTAATCGCAATCCAAATATCATAATCCAACCTACGGAATTTAATTCTCCTATTACAGCAGCATACGAATATTTGTTTAACTTGCCGGAAGATACACAAGGTCGATTTGCCATGGCTGCTTCATCTAAAGGCGATGATTATGTACGAGCAAAAACGTTTGTTCCTAATGTAGATAAATATAAAACTATAGGTGACAAGAAAGGACGTACAATTCCTGCAGGTGTAGATGCTACCGAACTAAATATCAATGTAGAACCATTAACACTACTTACCGGACAACCAATATCAGCATCCACAGTTCGATTAAATTTAATGAAAAACGATTATACCGCGTTTCGAAAGTCATATCCAAATCATGATGAAGCTGACATAAAAAATGCATGGCAAATTTTAACGGGTTTACAAGAGTCAGTATTTTCAAAAGAATGGTGGACTAAAAATTTACAAGAAGATATTGCCGAATTGATTGAAGGATATATGGATCCTAAAACGGCAGAAAAACATAAACATAAAATTGCTAAATTAAAAAAGTTTTTAGATTCAAGTTTCGGACGTCCATTTGTATATGATTTTGCCGATTTTGAAAAAACAGTTGCCGGCGTTCCTTTAACTGAAGCAATTCAAATAATTAAAGAAGGTGGAGCGGCAGGACATATGGCACATCCATATGATGATCATTCATTGTCATTCGGTGATGTCAAAGAAATTATTGCTAGATCGTTAGGTGGTCGTTTAGATATAGAAGCAGCAGTAACAGAAAAAACTGATGGTCAAAATATTCAAGTAACATTTAAAGATGGTCAAATTGGATTTGCTAGAAATAAAGGTACTGTAATTAATCCAATGTCAGTACAAGAAATACAAGATAAATTTGGAGGTAGAGGTCCTATATCAGATGCATTTGGAAATGCTGCAGAAGATTTAGCTGAAGCATTTACGCGTGTTAATCCACAAATATTAAATGGAATTTTTAAAAACGGACGAGTATTTGCTAACATGGAAATTATTTATCCAGCAACTAAAAATGTTATTTCATATGACGTAGCTGTATTACAATTTCACAATTTAGTTGAATATGATGAAACAGGTAATACAGTTGAAACTGATTTAACAGGCGGTGGAGTATTGCAAAGCATTATACAAGATGCTAATGCTCATTTACAAAAAACATTTTCTTTTATTCCACCTCAACGTATTAAAATAGGAAGATTAGAAAATTTTGAAGATCAACAAGCTGCATTCTTTAATGAAGTTGATCAACTTAAAGATCGTTATAATTTAAAAGATACAGATTTAGTTTCTGATTATCATAAGGCGTGGTGGGCGGATGTAATACGAGAAAAAGCTCAAGCAGTCGGATATGAAATTCCGGATAACCTATTGTCTTTATTAATTAATCGATGGGCATTCTTTGATAAATCAACAAGTATTGTGGCAGTTAAAAAACTAATTGATAATCCGGACTTTGCAAATTGGGTAACTGAATTTGATAAAAAAGATTTTAAAACGTATTACAAACAAAATTTGGAACCATTTGAAAGCATATTTTTACGCTTAGGTGCAGTCGTATTACAAAATGCTCAAAACTTTTTAGCAGCAAACCCATCTAAATCAGTTCAAGAATTAAAACGAGATTTATCAGAACTAATTAGAGAATTGCAAACAACTAATGATATTAACAGTATCAAGAAATTAGAACATGAATTAAAGCGTATACAACGATTAGGCGGCTTTGAAGCAATTGTTCCATCAGAAGGAGTAGTATTTGTTTACGGCGGCAATACTTATAAGCTAACCGGAGCATTCGCACCTGTCAATCAAATACTAGGAGTATTAAAATACGCGCGATGATTTAATTGATATGATATTTATATTTATAAAAGAAAAATAGGATTAACCGATGGCTGAAAAACACAAAAGCAAATACAAGAAACCAGAAAATACAAAATATAAATCTAGAAAAGATCTTAAAGATTATACAGTAGATGATAAAGATGGAAAACTTAATCCATATTCTACAAAAGAAAAACAAAGCAATGTATTACGTAAAACTGATAAAACAGTTCAAGATGATGGTACATACGATGTTAAGTATAATGCTGATGATCGTTTATACAAAGATTTAGAAGATGGTGAATATGATGCAAAACATGCCGCAAAAATTCTTAAAAAACGTCAAGATAACGAAGAAAAAGATTTCTTAGATATTAAAGATAAAGTAGAAAATTTAACTAGAGAACAAAAAGAACGTTTAGTTAGAGAATATGTTCGTCGTACGATTGTTAAGCAATTAATTGAACAAGAAGATAAAGATGCGGAAGAGTTAGATCCAAATGCTGCAGCACCTGCACCTGATCTAATGGCAACACCGTCTGCAGATCCAAATGCTGCAGCACCTGCACCTGATCTAATGGCAACACCGTCTGCAGATCCAAATGCTGCAGCACCTGCACCAGAAGCACCACCCGCTGCGCCGACAACTCCTGCAGAAACAACAGATACCCCGGAAGCAAAAGCTCAAGAAAAAATTGCTAAACAAAAAATTGCTTTGAAATATTGGGAAGAAATGTTATCTGATCAAACAGGTCCAAATAGCTTAGTTGATACAGGTTTTGATCCATTAGCAAAAGCATTAGGTAATCTAGATGTTAAAGATTTAAAGTTAGCTAAAATTATGATTTTACGTAGATTGGCTAAAATAAAACCGACACGGCCTAATAATGATACAACGGAAAAATAAATAATATATGACAAATAACAAGTTACAAAACATCAAAGCCGTACAACAAATGATTGACGGCACACACAAATTCCAAACAAGAAAAGCAACAGGCTTTTCAGATGCAGAAGCAACAGCTAAAAAAGCTCAGCGGCATGAAGTAGGTGAAGTGTGGGAAGAAACCGATATACATGGCAATGTATATGTTATAGAACAAAAAGAAGGATTCCGAATTCGGAAAACTAAAAATTCTGATCTATTTCAAGAAATACGAGATGAACTCCGAGCATTTCCAAAATGTCAAAAAGAAACATGTACATGTTATCAAGCAAATCAACTTGATGAAAAAATGAGAAAGATTCATGGTATGTGTTTTGACTGCGTAATTGAAATGGAACATCAAATGAAAAAAGATGGTACATTCGATGAATATGCTCATAATAAAATTCGAGAGAACGCTATAGCATGGTTACGAGATGCAGAACAAGATGTTATAATGTTAAAAAATACATATACAGAAGCTTCCAAATTTGTACTTAATGGCGATGGCGAAACTGAATCATATGCTGCAAGAATGACACCGGAAGAATTTGAAGACAAAATCGAAAAAAGTTTTGCACAATTTAAAGAACAATTTTTACAAAAATTAAATGGAGAAAACAATGAAAACAATTAAAAAATATTGGGCAATTATAATAGGCTCAATACTAGCAGCTTTCGGAATTGGAGTTGCAGTTAATAAAAAATTAAATGATAAACAAATTGCAAAATCAGATAAAAAACTTGATGATAACAAACAACAAGCAGATGTTATATCTGGTAAAGTAGAAGCAATTGAAAATCAAAAAAAGGAAGTTAAACAGGATATTAAAGAATTAGTTAATGAAGTTGATACATTGCAAGATAAAAAACAAGCAATTAGTATTGAAACGCCTAAAACGGCAAAACAAACTAAAGAAAATATCTTAAGCAAAACTAACAAGAGAAAGAAAAAATGAAATATCTATTAGTTATACTAGCATTTCCATTTTATGCATATACGCAATCAATTCCAGATACATGTTTTACAGAACAAGAACTAATTGATATTTCAAATACAATTGATTCACTTTGGAAAGTAGATGATATCAACATTGAAATAATTTCAAAGCAACAACAGATAATTAAAAAACAACAATCTGTCATGTATTTAGATTCAGTTCAAATTGAATTGCAAAAACAACAAGTTAGCTTGTTACAAAAAAATATTGATTTATATGTTGAACGCGAAAAAAGATTGCAAGCCAAATGGTATGATAATAAAAACATATGGTTTGGTTTAGGAATTATAACTTCTATAGGCTCTGGAATATTAATCAACGAATTAACAAAATAATATGTCTCAACCAAACATAAAACAGATCATTCAGCAACAATATCAAATGTGTGCTAAAGATCCTGTGTTTTTTATGAGACAATATTGTTATATACAACATCCTAAAAAAGGAAAGATTAAATTTAATTTATTTCCATTTCAGGAAGATTCATTAACTGAATTACGTGATAACAGATATAGTGTTATATTGAAATCAAGACAGTTGGGTATCTCAACATTGTCCGCTGGATTTGCACTATGGAGCATGTTGTTCAAAGAAGACTTCAACGTACTTGTTATTGCAACAACGCAAGAAGTAGCAAAAAACTTGGTAACTAAAGTGCGAGTAATGCATGACAATTTACCTAGTTGGTTGAAAGGAACTATTGAAGCTGATAACAAATTATCTCTTAAATTTAAAAATGGCTCACAAATAAAGGCAGTATCATCTGCTACAACCGGTGCACGTTCTGAGGCATTATCATTGCTTATTATAGATGAAGCTGCATTTATTCGTAACATTGAAGAAATATGGATAGCATCACAAGCAACACTATCAACGGGTGGGGGAGCTATAGTATTATCAACTCCTAACGGTGTAGGTAATTGGTTTCATCAAACATGGGCAGATGCAGAAGCTGCAATCAACGGATTTCATACAATCAAACTACATTGGACAGTTCATCCAGAACGAGACCAACCATGGCGCGATCAACAAACACAATTATTAGGCGAACGAGGTGCTGCTCAAGAATGTGATTGCGATTTCGTTTCATCTGGTCACACTGTAATTGACGGTGCTATATTGTTGGAATTTGAAGAAAAATGTAGCGACCCTATAGAAAAACGAGGATATGATAACGCATATTGGATTTGGGAATATCCAGATTACGCACGTGACTATATGGTAATTGCTGACGTTGCGCGGGGTGATGGCGGTGACTGGTCAACGTTTCATGTTATAGATACATTAGATGTAAGACAAGTAGCAGAATACAAAGGAAAAATTCCTCCTAATGAATTTGGTAACATGTTAGTAACTGTTGCAACAGAATGGAATAATGCATTGCTAGCAATAGAAAATGCAAACATTGGTTGGGCTGCAATTCAACCAGCATTAGATAGAGGCTACCAAAATTTATTTTATACATATAAAGATGATGGATATACAGATGCCGATGTACAATTGAAAAAAGGTTATGATATGAAAGATAAGAGCCAAATGGTTCCTGGAGTATCAACAACAACTCGTACACGCCCATTAATGATATCAGCACTAGAAATGTATATGCGTGAACGAACTCCTATAATTAGATCTAAACGTTTAATTCAAGAATTGTTTGTATTTATTTGGTTGAATGGTAAAGCTCAATCACAAAGTGGTTATAATGATGACCTTGTTATGGCATTTTGTATAGGGCTATGGTTGCGAGATACATCACTTAAATTGCGTCAACAAGGCATTGAATTAAGTAAACGTGCATTATCACATTTTTCAAAAACAGAACCAGTTATATACACAAACAATCAACGCCGACAAGATACGGGTTGGTCATGGAATAACGGAGCAGACGACGAAAGTTTAACTTGGTTGTTATAAATCACCGGTGGTTCTTAAATTAGTTATATTTATAATAAAAATATTATATGGCATCATTAAGAAAACGATTACAAAATCTATTTGCTACAAACGTCATCGTACGTGTATATGGAAAAGATCAACTTAAAGTTGTAGATACTAACCGTTTACAGTCAACGGGAAATCTAAATCAAACAAAAGTTGCTGACCGATATACTCGTTTACATGGTTCAAATCGCCATCGTGTAGGTGGTATGGGTGGGTATGATTCAAATTATTATATGCACCAAAATCGTATGCAGTTATACACTGATTACGAAATGATGGATAAAGATCCAATTATAAGTGCAGCACTTGACATATATGCAGACGAATCAACTCTTGCAGATCAATTCGGCGATATGTTAACTATCAAAACAAACAAAACTCACATACAAAAAATACTTTATAATTTATTTTATGATGTATTAAATATCGAATTCAATCTTTGGCCATGGATTAGAAACATGACTAAGTATGGTGATTTCTTTTTAAAATTAGATATTGCAAATGAATTAGGTGTAATTAATGCTCGTCCCTTTTCAAGTTACGAAGTAGAACGTTGGGAAGAATTTGCAGAAGATACGGGTGATTATAAAATCAAATTTCGCCATGCATCTAGTCCTGGATTAATGTATGATGTATTTGAGGTAGCACATTTCCGAATGTTATCTGATTCTAACTTTTTACCATATGGTAAATCAATGTTAGAAGGTGCACGTAAAGAATTTCAAAAACTTACAATGTTAGAGGATGCAATGCTTATTCACAGAATAATGCGCGCACCTGAAAAACGTATTTTTAAAATTGATATTGGTAATATTCCGCCAAATGAAGTTGATACTTTCATGGAACAAGTTATCAATAAAATGAAAAAAATTCCACACGTTGATGCACAAACTGGTAATTACAATTTAAAGTTTAATCTAAACAACATGTTAGAAGATTATTATTTGCCAGTACGAGGAGGACAGTCATCTACATCAATTGACACATTACCGGGTATGACATTTACGGGTATTGATGATATCAATTACGTTAAAGATAAAATGATGGCTGCTCTTAAAATTCCTAAACCATTTTTAGGATATGCAGAAGCAGTTGAAGGTAAAACTACATTAGCATCAATGGATATTCGTTTTGCTAGAACAATTGAACGTATTCAAAAAATTGTTACGTCTGAATTATATAAAATAGCAATTGTACATTTATATGCACAAGGATTTGAAGATGACGATTTAGTTGGATTTGAATTAGAATTAACAGCACCGTCTATTGTATATGATCAACAAAAAGTTGCATTAATGACAGAAAAAATGACATTAGCAACATCAATGAAAGATTCAAAATTAGTATCAGATAAATACATATATGAATTCATATTTAATATGTCAGAAGAACAATGGCTAGCTGAACGCGTTAATGTTATTGAAGATTTGAAATTGCGCTTCCGTCAAAATCAACTTGAACAAGAAGGTAATGATCCAGCTGTAACAGGAGTGTCATATGGTACACCTCATGATTTAGCATCAATGCATATGAGTTCAGACGAAGTAGAAGATAAAGATAAAGGTGGTCGTCCAAAAGAAGGAATTAAATTTGGACAACATAAGAATGCATTCGGATGGGATCCAACGGGTAAAAAAGAAATTGATCAAGCATTTGATGCTACAAATCAAAAATCAGCTTTTTTACCAGATCCGCGTAGATCACGCAAATTAGATTTGGCTCATGAAAATGTGTTAAAAATAATGAAAAAATCAAAAAATAAAACCTCAGCTAAGATTATTTCCGAATCGATGCTACCTGGAGAACAACCAAATTCAGATGCTGGTACATTATTAGATGAGAATAATATTTTATAACATATTTATTTAAAAAAAGTATCGTATTGATATGAAAAAATTAAAACATTCAAAGTATAAAAATACCGGCATTCTTTTTGAAATGCTAGTACGAAAATTAACTTCTGAAACATTAACATCGGACAAGTCAATAACTATTGATATTATTAAAAAATATTTCGGTAGAAATACGGAGCTATCTAAAGAATTGCAATTATACAATGCTTTGATAAAAGAACATCATAAATCAGAAGCACGAGCATTAGATTTTATTCGTACGGTTAAAGATGCTCATAAAAAATTAAATCATACTACACTGAATCGTCAAAAGTATAATCTAGTTAAAGAAATTTCAGAAAATTTTATTTTTGAAAATATGTCAAAGATACATGTTAATAACTATAAAGAATTAGCATCAATTTACATGTTGTTTGAATATGATGAGACTGATAACCCAAAACAATTGATGCAATGCAAAACCGTTTTGCTTGAACATGCAATGCCAAAACCTAAATTAGTTGAACAACGAGATTTAGTTATGGAATCATTTTCTAAACAAGATAAAGATGTAAGACTATTAACATATAAAATACTTGTTGATAAATTTAATACTGCGTATTCAAACGTATTATCAGAATCACAAAAACAATTATTAAACAAGTATATTACTCATGTTAATGATACTGAAGCACTCAGAGAATATGTACAAAAAATAATTCCAACAATCAAAATAAAATTAGCAGAACATGCTAAAACTATTGATGATAAAGTTGTTAAGATTAAAGTTGAAAAACTATCAGAAATGCTTTGCAATGTAGAAACAATAAAAAAATTAAAAGAATCACATATATTAAATTTAATGAGATATATGGATTTAGTTGATGAATTAAATGAGATACATAAATGAAATCATTCTTACAACAAATAGAAGAAGCATTTGAAGCTGTTGATAAAACAAATGATATCATCGATGATCTCGCGAATCATGTAAATCATTTACCTAATGAAGAATTAGAATTAGACGAAATTTCAACTTCAGCTGGTGCTGGTGCATATATGACGCCAAATGCATTTGCAAATGCAGATGATGATACAGTTGAAGTATTAGGAATGAAACGTGTCAAAGAAGGAATTAACACTTCTCCAACATATAAACCAGGCGAATATCAGCGTCCTGAATCGGAAGAAGAAGAATTTATGGATAAATTTCCATTTGCTGGCGATGATAAAAAATGGTATAATCGTCCTATGAAGTATCCATCAATTGATTTGACTGATACACCTAGTCAAGCAAAAAAAACAAATCAACCTCCAATTAAGCCGGTACGACCATTAGCTGATATATTAGGTGAAACGGTAGATTCGAAATATGAACAACTTATAGAATCATATCGTACCTTTAAGAAAGGTGATATAAAACCGTCAAGTAAAGTAAAACAAACAATTCAAGAAATTGCAATGAAGCTCCGCGAAATAGAAACATTAGTAAGTTACAATTCACGCTTAAAAACAGAATCAGGGGTTACATCATCAAATTATGACCCATCGACTTCAAAGGCATTGAATAAAATATCAGAACGATTAATTAAGATATCAGAACGTGTAAGAGCATTAGGAGAGTAAATATGTCAAAGCAATTAATAGTCGAATATATACCATTTAAGCCAATGGGTTCATTAACTGAACAATCAGGCGCCGCATATGGAATTCCAGGCGGTGTTGTAGTTCAAGGAGTATTGCAACGTGCTGGAGCTAAAAATCAAAATGGTAGAGTTTATCCAAAAAATATCCTAATGCGCGAATGTCAACGATATCAACGAGAATATATTGATCAACATAGAGCATTAGGAGAATTAGATCATCCAGAATCATCTGTAGTTAATTTGAACAATGTCTCGCACAATGTTTTAAAAATATGGTGGAATGGTGATGATTTATTAGGTGCAGTACAAATACTAGATACACCATCTGGCAATATATTGAAATCATTGTTTAAAGCTGGGATTACATTGGGTATTTCTAGTAGAGGAATGGGTTCAGTTAAAGAATTGCGTAGTGAGGGTGTAGTTGAAGTACAAGAAGACTTTGAATTAATATGTTGGGACTTTGTTTCAAATCCATCGACACATGGGGCTTTTATGCGGCCTACGAACATGAACGAATCAACTAGTAACAATATAGCAAAAAATAAATATAATGGTGTAAATAGTATTATTACATCAATTTTATGTGAAGACGGAAAATGTAGGATATAATATGAAAAAAAGTAATTTAGAAATAGTAAGAAATCTTTGGTTAGGCGAACAAGCAGAACCTAAAAAAACAGTTTTCAGCGGACAACAAGAACCAGTGTCAGTTGATGATAAACGAGCATTTGCTGAAGCATTAAATTCATTTTCTGCAATGTCAGAAACAGTTAAGGCAAGAGGTCAACGTTTACAAGAAGCAGTTGAGGGAATAAGCAAAATAGTTGAAACTGCAAATAGAATGATAAGTGAATCAGATGATGATGTAGTAGAAAAAGTTGCATATGGTAGACATCAGAAACTAATAGAAATGGCGTTAAAAGAAATGCAAAAAAGTGCAAGTGAAGTAATGATCCATGAACGCAGAATGGAAGCTGCATGCGAAGATATTAGAGAAGGATTAAGCAAATATTATGATGTTCAATAATTTGGATGTTATCAAATAATTTTATATATTAAAGGTAAGTATGATGAGTACATTTAAAAAATTATATCGAGAATTTTTCGCGATGCCAGAACAAGCAACAGCTAAATTAGATCCTAGTAAAGATGTTGTGTTATCACCGAAAGATGCAGCCGATCCAAATAAAGTTAAAGCAGCTCAAAGTATTTTGCAAACTACAAAAGGCAGAATTCACATTGAAGAAGAACTTGTTGATGAAGCTAAACTAGTTAATGGTATTGATGAATATCAAGGCGGAATAGTATATGCAATTAAAGATCCGGCACAAGCACAGTCTGTTTCTGATGATATTAAACAATGGGCTGAAAAGAAAGGATTTACTATAATTAAACGTACTGTATCTAAAAGTGGTAAGAATGGATATTTCTATTTTAGATTGGGAGAAGATCCAGAAAAAGATGCACAACGAATTCAAGGTTATTTTGCACAACGCTTAGAATTGGCTGCATTCAAATTTAAAGTAAGGGGTGAAGCAAACCCAGCACAAGAATTACCAGAACCACAAATGCAAACCAAACGTCCTTTAAGAAAAATTTAAAAACAATTATATGAGTAAAAAACAGAAACAACACCAGGCAATTATTCCAGGTCACGCTACGGCAGTTAAAGTAGCAGGAACATCTAGAGAAGATTTTGCACACGCTATGAAATTTTTCAAACGCAAAGTAAAATCATCAGGAGTTTTAGAAAAAATTAAAGATAATAAAACTTTTATAAAGCCTAGTGCTAAACGTAGAAAAGAATTAAGTGCAGCCCGATATATTCAATATGTACGAGATTTGCATCGAGATTAAATAATTTATTTACGATAATTAAGCCCTAGCCTAAAAAGTTAGGGCTTTTTTACTGGTTTTTTATTTTTGCTTATATTTATTCTTAGAATACGCTATCCTATCTTATATAGCGTTACACAATTTTATATTCTTATTAAGATTCACAAATAATCTTATTTCCAAAAAAACAAAATTTAAGGAGAACAAGTATGGCAAAATCAGATTTGCTAAAACAAGCAATCGCTGATGCTAAAGCAGTTAAAGAAACGGCATTAGCAAACGCAAAACTTGCATTACAGGAAGCATTTGCTCCTAGACTTGAAGGCATGCTATCGGCTAAATTACGAGAAGAATTAGAAGACGAAGAAATGGATGTTAACATGGACTTGGATGCAGAAGCAGAACCAGGAATGGAAGACGAAGCGGGAATGGAAATGGGTGAATTCCCAGATTCAGTAAATGTTGGATTAGATTTCAACGATGATGGTGATTATGACTTAACAGGTATGTTAGGCGGTGAAGAAGAAATGGAAGTCGGTGCTGAACCAGAAATGGAAGTCGGTGCTGAACCAGAAATGGAAGCTGAAGAAGATGATCTTAATCTTGAAGAAATTTTAAGAGATTTGGAAGAACCAATGGATGGTATGGAAAATGAAGGTATGTACGGAGAAGGTGCATATAACGAACAAGAAATGCCAGCAGAAGAACCAGTAACGGATGAAATTGACGAAGATATCAATTCAATCATTGAATCAATCTTACGTGAAGAAGAAATGGTAGACGAGCCAATGGCTGGTGCAGCTCAAGTAGATGCATTACAAACCGAAAATGAAGAATTAGAGAAAAACTTAGAAGAAGCATACCGTACGGTTAAACACCTTAAGTCTGTTATCAACGAAGTTAATCTTTTAAATGCAAAACTTCTTTACACCAACAAATTGTTCCGTAACTTTGACTTAAACGAAGGTCAAAAAATGAAAGTTATTGAGAATTTTGATAGAGCAGTATCTCCAAGAGAAGCAAAATTAGTATTTGCTACATTGGCTGAAAGCTTTATCAAACCAACTCAAAAACGCAAGATGGTAAAAGAATCAGCAGCATCTAGAGCAATTTCTACAACTGCACCATCTAAACAAACAACGCAAATATTATCTGAGGGATTTGAAATGGCAAATCGTTGGAAAAAATTAGCAGGATTAATTTAATTTTTAAAAAAACAAACAAGGAGAAAAAACGATGAGTTTAAATTCATTATTACAAAGTCCTGACAATTCTCAAAGATCAGCTGCATTAGCAACTATCAAGAAATGGGAAAGAACAGGATTATTAGAAGGTCTTAGAAATGAGACAGAAAGAGCAGGAATGGCTCAATTGCTTGAAAACCAAGCAAGACAATTAGTAAAAGAAGCTTCACAAACAGGTACAGCAAATGGATCTGAAGAGTGGGCTGGTGTTGCACTTCCATTGGTACGTCGTATCTTTGCTGAATTTGCAGCTAAAGAATTTGTATCAGTTCAACCAATGAACTTGCCATCAGGTCTAGTATTTTACTTAGATTTTAAATATGGTACAAAACAACCAGGATTTGATGATGATAATTCTAATAGAACAGGTGATCCATTTGGTAATCCTAATGCATTAGATTCATTGTTTGGTGTTACATCAACAGGTTCAGACGCAGCAGGTGGTCTTTATGGTGCAGGTAGATTTGGTTATTCACTTAACAATGTAACTACTTCTAACTTGTCAGCAGTTGCTTCAACTGGTTCTGGTGCAGGTGCATTAA